ATTTAACCGACTAATCTATACGGGCATAGGTGCCGTTCTGTCTTTTTACATCGCAAACGGCTACGATGGAGTACCGAGTAGAGGAATCGAACCTCTCACGTCTTGTGTGTAAAACAAGCATTCTTCCACTGAATTAACCCGGCATATGCACACTCTAATCAATCTGGCCCCAGCTACGGGAGGATTAGTTCGCGAATTAAGGGCTACCAAAATCCCCGCAATTTCTCGTTGTGTGCTACAAGGATCATATCACATGACCGTCAACAGTGCAACGGCCTATTGCACATCGGGATGAATGATTGATCGCACTGCGTACCTAGGAAGGGATTCGAACCCATACTGTCGTGATTCTTAGTCACGTGCCTCCTGCCAATTGGGCTACCTAGGCTCAGCGACCCGAAGGTCGCCTTTTTCACTTGTCTTTGTCAGGCTTTTTCTTTATTTCTTTAGCCTTTTCTTTAACTTTCTTAACGATCTTTTTGATTTTCTTTTTAGGGTCTTCCCCTTCTGGGAGGGGAAATGTTTGTCTTACTGGCAAAGGTGGGGACCTTTATCTTTTAGTGACCGTTTTGCTGCATTTCAACAGCCTTGTCAAGGAAATTGGGGTCATCAGCAGAAAGAGCAAGCTGAGAACCATGCCAACGAGAAACACCAGCATGCTTAGAGCAGTACTTACCTGAATCACACTTCCTGCAACTGAAATGTGCATTCTCAATGAGAGCACCCTTGTTACGTCGATTGGCATCCTTACGAGCTTCCTTGGACATCTTGGGAGTGTTCTTGCGCATATTTCCTCCAGTTTTTTTACTAGTGGTTATTTACTGTTATTACTGTGAAGTACCCCTGACAGGAATTGAACCTGCACGTCCTTTCGAACACTAGAGCCTAAATCTAGCGCGTCTGCCTAGTTTCGCCACAGGGGCATTGGTGCTGGTTTGGATTCGCGGGGTGTCCAGTTATGATGTTCCCTAGGCTATCATACTTTCATGTCCCGCGCGCATATACCAGCAAATGCACGTACGCCATGAGGGTTTCGAACCCCCGACCCGATGATTAAGAGTCATCTGCTCTACCAACTGAGCTAATGGCGCTTAGGTTGTACCACTAGTGTAGCACAACCGCCTTGTCTGTCAAGCGTCGTTTAAAACTTAGGTTTTCCTTGATCGATGACTACAACCTTATGAGTAAGTGAATATGTTACCTCAATCACCGTACCATTACATTTCTGACCAAAAACTTTATGGCTTTTATATGGTCTCGACCATTGCTTAAGCCCACAAGTATCACACCAATATTCCGTTTTTATACCAGGAGGTTTGTATGTCATAACCTTACCTAATCACTCTGGATGTTCATCCTGAGACTTGTTCTTGCCATTTTTAGGCTTAATATTTTGAGACCAAGGATCTGCTGCCTCTTCAGCTTTTTTACGACGATCTTTACTTCTAGCTGCACCTTCACGACGCAGTCTAGCACGTTTCTGGTTTGGTGTCTCCTGTGGTTCAATAGGCATTATTTACCTCCGCGCTTTCGACGATTTTCATTAACGCGGTCACGGTTATTTTTATTCCAAGCATTTGCTGCATCAGAGTTCTTTTTCTTGAACTCTGGATCTAGCTTCTTCTTGCGATACCGTGCCTGATCCTCTTGTCTAATTGAAGGATCTGCTGCTCTATTTTCTCTCTTTTTGGCGGCAAGGCAACTGTTGCACAATGCTTGCTTATTCTGTGAGACTGGGTTACCACAATTTCGGCAGTTATCAGTCATATTACTTACCCTCCAAGAATGGACCTTTTTTATATTCTGGTGGAATTTCGCCCTTTACGGTGAAGACATGAGGCTTCTTTTTACCATCTCTGATCCATCTGACATGATCCGCTAGATTACCATTGCAAATATTGCAAGGCTTTTTAGCTCTTGGAGTATCATTTAAAGCCATAATCCCCCCTTTCCTAGCTATTACCAGCTAGAACCTGAATCATATGATGATGAACCACTATCATAGCTACTAGAACTACCAGAGTCATAACTTGAAGAACTAGACCCTGAGTCGTATGAATTTGAACTACCTGAATCGTAGCAGGATGAAGAACTTGAGTCACTAGTCCAATTGGACGAACTTGAACCAGAGTATGAAGTATCTGGTGCACAATAGGTTTCTGATCCACCGTAAGGAGAATTGTCCACAATATTTGGTGTGCCGTCGTAATCTGCATCACCTAGTGGACTGGTTAGGTTTTCAAGGCCAGGATTATAGCCATAACCATGATAGCCATAATCGTAATCATCATCCTGGTTATAGCGAGTTCGTCCAGTAGGAACATGCTTTGCACCTGGCACAATGCCTTTTGGGGGCTTGGGCATTTCTGCTGGCTTTGTCTTTAGAGGCTGAGGAATTCCTGTTGAAAGACTTAGCTTACGAGTGTCATCTACAACACGCTGGTAGCCGTAATTCTTAGCCTTTGGCTGACTCTTCTTCTTACGCTTTAGAAAATCAAAAATACCCATGATCACCAATCCATTTCATATGCATCTGTCCAACCCGGCCAGATGATTATTATTTCTTGAGAAATTCCATCGTCATCAGCTACGTTGAAAGCAATTTCGTCAACATTGACAATTCTATTACCTTCATCATCCGAACTTTGGAAAACAAAAAGATCTCCATGTCTTTCCTGGAGATCTTTTAGCTGCTTTATTACTTCACTGATTCGTAACATGTAGGGGCATTGGGATTCGAACCCAAATCTGACAGAGTAAGAGTCTGCGGTTTTTGCCATTTGAAACTATACCCCCGTGGCTAGAGTGGGCTAGCACCACCCTAGCTACTACGGATTTACCTTTTGGCTAAAGGAATATACCGCGATAATTATCGTATTATCCCCGCTCAGTTATGGTATGAGAGGAACCCTATTCCCTACCTTTGGGTATCTCTCGTCCGCCCAATTCGGTCGCCGTACTTGAGGTATACGGAATTTACCTTTTAGGGTGCCAACCTAAATCTATCCAGCCGCAAAAAGTGCACCCAAAACCATAAGCACCATTGCTGCAATTCCAATACAAATAAACACGAAGCCAGTAACCAAGGCCCCAGCAAGAATAATTACAAAGCCAATAGGGATTGTGGAAAGCGAACCCCAAATAATGGTATTAAACCAAAAGGTTTCTCGTCTATATCGAATTTCGTTTGCTTCCTGCTCATCTTCTTCCTGGGCATGGCGAATAATTTCGTCTTTCAATTCAGACATAATTACCTCTTAACGAACTCGACGCATTTTTAGCTTCTTTTTATTTCCGCCATATTCGTAATAATCGGCTCCTGGCTTAACGTCTACGCTGACAATATCGGAATTATTCTTTTTCCGCTTAACATGCTTATCTTTTGTTTTAGTATCACAGCTAAGATATTTTTCAGGATTTCCATGACGCTTTTTAATATCTACATCCCATAGTTCTTCAGCCATAATAGCTCCTATTGTCCGTAGTTGTTTTAATTAATGGTGGCGCTCGACTCCCACATTTCGGGCTCCTAATCGCATGTGCTGTGCCCGCGTTCTTCCACTGGTCTTACATCAAAAACCTATTCTTTTAATTTACTAGCGTTAACCTACTAAGCTTGCTACTGGCATTACTTTCATTTATTGACCTGTTGGGGGTTTAACCCAACTCCGTTCTATAGCCTATGCGATTGATACCAATAATTACTCATAATGTTTTTGCTCACCGTTCAATTAACGGTTTCGATTAAATTTTACTGTAATTGCTGCAAGATTCACTTGAACTACATTAAAAGTACCCCCGGAGAATTACGATATCTCGACCCGCTGCTTAAAAGGCAGCTGCTCTTCCTCTGAGCTACGGAGGCTTAAACTGGAATCATCCCCTATCCAGCATTGCGATTGCTTCTTGTGTACAGTATAACTGGTATCGCTTCCACCACGTTCGTTCTTAAGCTTACTGTAAGCCTTGCGGCTTGTCAAGACATGATTCGCGACCGAAGCAAATCAGTCATCATGTTTTTTTTTGGGTTATTAATGTGTGCATCGGTGAAGTCATCAGCACAAAGTTCCCGACCAATGCGCCTCTCCAAGCACTGCACGCAAAGCATACCACACTCAGGCATCTTGGCAAGTCCAAACCAAACTTCATTTTTTACGAAATAGTGTTCATACTTGGTGTCTCGGGGACAGTCAACGCAAATCCACTTAGTCTTTGACTTGTGCATAATGCCTCCAAATAGAGATGCCTGGTAGAACCTGTACCTAGACCCTACCAGGCTTCAAGCTTCGTTGCAATGGGTACTTACAACAGCTTTCGCGCTTCTCAACCGCGACGTTTAGATCATCCCTCGCGTGGTGGCTCGGTTGGTGCGGCTACAGAATTAAGCTTCTGAACTTCTGCATTGATGCTGTCTGCTGAGTTTGAAGCGTCAGCAAGAGCAGCGTCAGTTGCTGCCTGTGCATCTGCTAGAGCCTGGTTCTGTGCTACATCCTCAGCGTCTTCAGCCGCTGCAAGGTCTGCCGCTGCCTGACGCTCAGTCTCAAGAGCTGACTGTAGAGTAGCGATCTGTTCCTGTAGAGGACCTACAAGAGCATTAACACGGTCAGAAACACCCTGTACAGCAGTCTGAAGATCTGCAACACTCTGGTTTAGATCTGCCATATTGATTTTCACCTCCCACAATTCTTCTTTAAGAGTTTCTATTTTATACACCATGGTATCTGCTAGATCTCTAATAGCCAGAAGAATGCGGGAGCTGTCTGGAACTGTCATTTAAACAACCCTCCTTCTTTGTGGCATTTTAATATTACCACGGAGGATTGCATTTTGCATCTTAACTTAAAGTAATATTATTGGGGTGGAAAGAGAATCCAATTAACCCAATCTACCGGAGGTTGGCTGGCATGACGCTCAATAATAGACTTTACATCTTCCCATTTCAACCCACCAAGACCACATCCAAGGGCAGGAATTCCAATTGATCCAATGCGAAAACGTCGAACCAAATCGGTCAATGCTTCCATACCATATTCAATGTAGTCAAGTTGGCTTGGGTTTCGCCAATCATCCTTTGTAGGGAAATTAATAATAAGTGGTGCGTCAGGATCTAGATTCGAATAATATGCATGAACCTTACCTGGTTCCAGTAATCCAAGCTTACATTGCTCGATATAGTCTAGGTCCATTAGGGGGTACCTATCAGCAAAAGCCTTTGCCAGTCCCGCGCCCATAACGCCTACACAGTTTACCGCATTAACGATTGCGGTAGCTCCGCAATCAAAGATCGATCCATTAGAATAAGTAATCATTGTTTTCCTTTGATTCGGAGTTATTAGTAAAAGTGGAAGGTGGGATTTGCCATACCCACAACTAGGTTGCAATAGTGGCCATGTAACCTAGAACCATCTGTTTTGTCACAAGCGTTTCAGTAGCTGACAAAATCTACCTCTCTTGCTCAGCGGTTGCCCCTGCAAGAGTGCCACGCCCAGATGTACATTGACACCCAACATTGCACAGCGCCATTTCTGTCACTTCCAGCGCTCAGCCGTCGCTTTGCGCTTTGATCCCAGTATGGGAATCGAACCCATGCTATATCCGTACCAAGGATATGTGCTACCATTGTCACCAACCGGGAATTGCATGGTTTTAACTCGGCATATTGCTTCCCCTCAGGGCTAGCTTTTCATGTTGTTTAACCTACTGCCATGCTTTCAGTTAAACTAGATATATCTAGATACCGAGTTAAATAGTAGCGGGGGCCGGATTTGAACCGACGACCACTAGCTTATGAGACTAGTAAGCTACCTAACTGCTACACCCCGCACCGATTTGAGAGCTAGGTACCCACCCACCTAGCTTGACAGGGAATCCTTTGCGCGCTTATTCCCCACCCAATCCAGGAGCTTATCTCCGCCTACCCTGGATTCAGATATTTTGTTGGCCTGCTTAGATATTCTATCAGGCCGGACCAGTTATGTCTAGTGTTCCATCTGGATTTTTATTTGCATAAAAGATGTTTCGTTCTCGGTAAGAGACTACGATACCACAGTCATCACAGACTGTCGAGTACATCTTTTGATGAACATTATCGTGAGGACAAGTCTCAGGATCGTTAGGAAATTCTTCCCAAGTATCCTCACACATTTTAAGAATTTTGCTCAAGCTCGGCAATGTCATCTCCATCAATATCCTCTAGAACAATCCGGCGCAGAGCATCTAGATTAGATACATTGAATTGCTCATGCATTTGCCTATCCATAAAACGAGCAACGGAGTCTGCATGTGCCTCCCAAGTCATTCCCGGGCAGATTTCTCCCGGCTTAAGATTACCTGTTTGAAACATTACAGCCTCCGTTCGTCGTTGTTGCTAGTAGCTTAGCATGTTCCACTAAGCTGTCAAGGGTGACCACTGAGAGTTGAACTCAAGTCCTACTGATTCACAGTCAGTTATGCATACCACTTACACCATGGCCACCATACGGCTATTTCTTAGCCTTTTTACCGTGCCTTGGATCAAGAGCATGTACAATCAGGCTTTCACCTTTTATTGTACAATACCTACCAAGCATTTCATATTCTTCTTTTAACCTTTTTAAAACTTCTTTATCCGTATTATAGATTACGTGATTTCTACTTTTTGCCATGAGCCACCAGAAGGACTCGAACCCTCAACCAAGTAATTACAAGTTACCCGCTCTACCAAATTGGAGCTATGGTGGCATTGTGATGCATGATTCCTTCTTCAAAATAGGTTAGTATAAGCGCCCCTATACCGGAATCTTCCCGTAGTTATCCACTCTTATACTCAGGATACTACACTTTCAGTTGTCCGCCGTGCATCCGACGTTGAACCCAACCCTCAACTGTTTACGTCAGAGCGATTGGTTTGCGGAGAGTACAGGATTTGAACCTGCAAGGGTTTTTAGGCCCGGCGGATTAGCAATCCGCTGCAATACCAGATTATGCGAACTCTCCATTATGGAAACCCGATAGCTAGCTTTTTACCTCTAGCCTCCCTGCGGTACCATGCGTGTCCTCTTGTGGAAGGAGATCAGGGTTAAACTATCAAGATCTGACTCGGGTCAAGATCAGACCTATTTTCCCAGGTTATATATCTTTTATATATAAAAGGATATTGTCCTGCAATATCCTTGTCACCCGTACGGGGGTCGAACCCGCCTGAATTTCCTCCTTGACAGGGAGGCCACCACTCCTACCGCAGTGCCACGGGCGTTGTGTGACTTATGCTAGCACGCTGACTTTTTAACGTCTAGCCCTTTCTTTAAGATCCATTATCTTCTGCTCGGCTAGCTTGCCAAGCACTAAAATGTCCAACCATATTGGCATAGCAACTGATTAAACCAATCCACAAAACTGATTCATTCCAAAATAGAGCTGTAGGAATGACCAGCAATGCCCATACCACTGTCAGAGTCAAGTGAACCTTTTTCCATGCTTTTGGATCACCAGTCTTATCTCTAACTGTATCAAGTAAACGCATTTTATTATTGTAGCATAAAGCGACCTTGACGGGACTTGAACCCGCGACTTCCACCTTGACAGGGTGACACTCTAACCAACTGAGTTACAAGGCCATTCCATTTACCACCAGATGGTAATTATATATTTTCCTTCTGGTAGAAGCTTTTTTCTTGCTAAATCTAGACCAATTAATTCTTCGTCAAAGTATGGACCACCAGATTTAATCCAGTCATTTATTTCTTTTTCTAGATCAAAACCTTCAACAGTTTCAAAATCTCTTACTTCAAATTCAATATAGGAATTATTGCTGTATTCTCCTGCTTGGATATCAACTCTAACTCCATAAATTTCCTCAAGAAAATCTTCTAAGTCTGTATCTTTAACCACTCTTGCATCATATGTTTTTAGCTGCATGATTTCCTTTGGTTGTTTGATACCCCGGCAGTTTCTGGTGGCCTGCCTTCACCGGGGTGGATTGTATAAATTGAGACACCGGTCCCCCGACATGAGTCGCCAGGGCCAGGTGTTGATCCTGGTCAAAATATGGCTTATCTCTGCCTACAGTATAAAGCGATCGTCTTTTCCTGTAACGTAGCCACACACGGAATCGAACCGTGGCGCATCGGGCTTCAACCGATTGCTCTTCCAACTGAGCTATATGGCCATTGCTAGTAGTTTATTCGGAACCCTACGATTCCACTAGCTCAAGGCTAGGAGACCTACCAAATCTCAGCTAGTATTTTCTGCCCCGTCCACGCCGTGGTGCAAGCTTACGGGCTCACGTTTTACCTTTCAAACTAGCAAACGCTGCGTGAGGATAGAGGGATTCGAACCCCCAAAGTCAAAGACTCCTGATTTACAGTCAGGTGCAGACTGCCGTATCTGCAATATCCCCATTGTGCGATCTGACTCTGAACAAACTTCGGTGCCTAAATGCTCTTTTACTCCGGCCGGAAATTTAGGACTTATCTCTGTTTGAGCTATACCAGATTGTACCATTCAGCGAGTTGGTAACGCAAGCTTGAAGGTGAAGTTGCTGGATTCGAACCAGCAGGCGGGAGCTACCCTATTTGACTCAAAATTTATATAGCGGGCTCAAACCGCAAGTACCATACCTTAGGTAGGATTCGAACCTACGTACCATCCAATACTTCACCAGCTCCGGTAGCTGGAATCGAACCAACGGGGTAGATGATTAACAGTCATCCGACACTACCAACAGTGACCCTACCGGATTAAATACAAGCAATCATGGAATCGAACCATGGTCTTGGCGTTCTACCTGCTCTGCCACTGAGCTAAATGCTTGTATGTTAAAACAAACCGCTGTCCTCACGTCCCTTTACTCTTGGACATTTTACGCCGCTAAGCGTATTCTCCACATACTTTCAAGCATGGTCAGGGGTACGACCGGCACGCCTTAGATGTATGCTTCACGGTTATTTGTAAACCCGACCCACGAGGGAGACGGGCGGTTACGCTGGCATAGCAGGACTCGAACCTGCAACCGGTCGGTTAACAGCCGACAGCTCTGCCAAATTGAGCTATACGCCATTGGTGCCCATAAGAGGAAAACATCTATACCATCCTTATGGGCAATGCCCCTGGGATATGTACCGCCATTTCGCCATACAGCCTAGATCCTGATTATGATGCCCTAGGGGTCCCCAAGCACCTTTTGTAATCTAGTGCAATACTCTCCGGTTTTGGTGGAACGTCCGTTTCCTCAAACGTCCCATTAAACAGCAGCTATCGACAAATAGCTAGGAAACGCTGTGCTGGCCTCTCTATTACGGGCTATATTACCAGCATGTTATTGCACCGTTGTCGCGGCGTCCCGTGTATTTAAGCGATACTCTCGCACCAACTACCAATCTGGTCCTCGCCCCCGCTTCAAATCCCGGGGAGTTGGTAAGAACTATTCTAGCAGCTTCCCAGCTACTGTCAAGCCCTTAGTTTGGGTTGTACTTTGGCTTAAACTTCTTACCTGGTGGTGGCATTTGATTATCAGTTCTACCATAATAAAGCTCATAATCAGCGGCACCAAGTCCACCATCATCACCATAGGTGCTTTTTGGCGTACACTTACATGCCTGTTTGCCACATTTGACACAGCCTTTTTTCTTCTTAGGCGTCTTTCCCATACGCGCCGTCCCTAGCCTTACGTAGCAGTTGAATTAATTTATTGATCTGCTGCCTGGTTAGTGACTCGGTCCAAAGACTATCATAGCCGATGCCATCTTGTACAGGGGCAACTTCCTTGCCATGTGAATCAAAAAGCTTGATAAATGCTGCATCTGTATCTGTTCCAGGATCGATTCTTAAACCAATCTGTACATCACAGTCTTTAACCCATCTAACATCAATAAGTGTTGATGTGTTTGGATCTCCATAAATTGTCTCTCTTGGCATCCCGCCGTTTACCTTCCCGGTATTCTAGTTTAATGTCTATTCAGACTCAAAGGGTAACCTGAGTTACCGCTTCATCTACATTGTCTCGCTTAACAAGTGCAATGTAAGCTGGTGCTACTAGATGATGCTTTGTTGCAACATCTCTAACATAGGCATTAATATCCGCACTATCTGTTAAAGGAGTCAAGAAAGTTGTCACAACAGTATCATTTTTAATATGCTTAATTTCTACCGCATATCTATACTTAGCCATTATTTATTACCTCATGAGTTTTATTTAGGACCAAGTCCCATGAACCCATTATACAACAAAAGTACCGCGTGTGGGAATTGAACCCACCTTTAAGCATATTATAAGTATGCCTCCAGCAACCAGCCAAGCCTACGCGGCATCGCGGGTTTCCCCGCTTTAAACATTAGCTACGCTTTTTTACAACTTTTGTAACTATCTTAGCCTTACCCTTACCAGCTCGATAATCCTCAGTCCGTCCACGATCTGGCCGGAAATCTTGAGTCTTATCACCCTTTGTACGGTAATCTTTGTAGTTATTAGTCTTCTTACCAGCGTCAGCCATTTTTACTCCTTTGATCTATTAACAGGACAAATTAAAAGAGGGTACTTTCTTTCGGGTTTTAACTTTCCCGAAGAATGTCGCATTTGGTGATCACACAAATACGTCAGTCGATCAAACTGAACCCTCAAGGCACGGGTGCTCGGAGTCGAACCGAGTTTTGATTGGTTTTGGAGACCAATTGCCTATCCGTTGGCTCACCCATATGGTCAGGTAAGGTAGCATGTAAGTGCTCCACGGAATCAGGTTATTACAATTCCTTCTTCCTTAAAGGGATCTCTGGCCTTACCCGGTAGCGCATACGGGACTCGAACCCGCAACCTCCAGATTGAAAGTCTGGCGAAACTAACCAATTGTTCTAATGCGCCATGTGTACTAGCGGCTTCCTAGTACAATTTATAGCCCGATTTCGCATGTCACGCTCATCGACGTCACGTACTCCGTACGGGATTTGAACCCGTGATCTCCTGATTGAGAGTCAGGTGAATTAAACCGGACTATTCTAACGGAGCATGGAGCCCGGCGGGCGGGGTGCCTCGCCCCGGAGGTTCCCTAACCGGACATGTTCAAGCTTACACCCGAAGAGGCATGGTGTCAACCCGAAGTTCTAGTTGAGATCTTTGTCTTCTATTTTGCGAATAGATGATGCAACTTTGGGAATAAAGAAGGCATCAAACTTTTCTCCATAATCCCCGGGTTGCTTTGGTGGATTATCTGCTTCATCTGCATAAAATGCTCTAATGAAAGACATATTGGCAAAACCAATCAATTTAGCTGGGCCAAAATACCACGCATTAATATCATCTTCATATTGAGCAGATGAACGTCCACAACGACAGATTGTGATATCTTTGGTTACCCTGCGGATATCTTCGCATTTACGGCAGAAAAGTAGTTTCACTTCTTCTTATCCAGCCATTTCCGAAGCTCTTCTTTTTCACCATTTGTAGCTTCTCTCCGCATGGCAACCTCCAGATTATGATTGACCTTTATACTTATTTGCTGAGCTATTCCAACAGGTTCTAAATGAACAATTACCCTGTCCATTGACCCTATGACCACAAGCACTTTTGACAAAAATAACACTGACTGGTGTTTGTTTATCTTTCTTTTTCTTCTTAGGCATTAATGACCACCTCGACGATCTTTCTCTGACTTTTGATCCTTTTTTACAGGATTGTCAGTTTGATCCTTATGCTTTTTACCGCCCCAATTAACCATCTTTACTCCTAGGTCCAGTTTTACGCTTTTCCTTGGCTTCTTCCGCGTACTGCTCAAACAGCTTAGCAAGTTCCTCCGCGTTGTCAACCACCCAAGTAATAGATGTTAATGCCTTCTCGAAGTTGGGCTTGATATAATTTTTATCGTACTTATCCCACTCATTCCCGCGAACTAGCGAGTCAAGTGTTCTTCCTAAATTAATCCAGTCTACTGCGCGTAGGGCTTCGCTCAACAGCGCGTCTGGTTTCATTACGCTTCACTACCTTAGTCTCTTCTGTGATCCTGTCAATATGTATCGGGTCACAGTCTAGTAACGCTCTCAATTTAGCTACAACTATTTGAACAATGTCCTGAGTCTTCAACTCTTCTTCTATGGTAGCCTGTGGAATGTAAACTATATGTTCACTATAATCATCTAATATATATCTGATCGAATAGAATGACCAGGGAGGATCTACCAGGTTCCATACTAGAGTGGTTATTCTTGGTTTTCGTCCAACCAACGTTGGCCCTCTTCAGTATATTCAAAAAGCATATTACCAGTCTCGTCGGCAGTGAGGTAGACTAATCCATTCTGGATTAGTTGATCCGCTTGGTAATGTGCTTCCGCCTGTAGCATGGCTTCAAATATTTTACGTAGATATGGATCAAATTCCTCGGCTTTTTCTAAATCAAAATCAAATTGGGAGCCATTAGGAATCATTATTCCACGTTCAATTAGAAACCTCATAAATGCATCTATATCATCTTCCCCCGGTTGAACGTCTATATCAAATTCAACCTTGAGTGGTTTAGATACATCTAATCTGGCAGCTTCCAGAAATAGATTCTGGTAGTCCTCTCTGTCCAATCTTATTACTCCTAGTCAATTCTAGCAACGAAACCAAGAGTACAGTGCCAACAATGGTATATTCCGCTGTGTGGACAATTCTTAGGTTTACGCTGGTAGGCGGTAGGGAATTTTGCCGGTTGTGGGCCGGAACCACACAAAGGACAGCTTTCTCCTACTAGAAGTAGTCTACCAGACATACAAAGCTCACACAAGCTAGGTCTAGGCAACTTGGGCAGCTTTGTTTTCCTGACAATGTCTAGTGTACCATCAGGGTTTGGAATTGTGTCTCCCTTAATGTTATTACACTTAAAATGCATCAACTTAAGGTTTGCCAATGAATTATCTCCTGACACAGAAAAGGGAATCCAATGGTCAATTGTTGGCGGGTCTTCGTCAGTGAAAGGTTTAGTACAGCCAGGGAACTGGCATTTCCACCCATCACGTTTTCGAAGAAACGCAACAGTTTCTTCTTTTATAGTTTTGTTCATTTTGCGGCCCCTTATAGCACACGTATCCCATCTAAGAAGTCTGCAAGATCACTTGGCATTGCATTACTCTCCGGACGAATTACGTTATCGTTAATTTGCCTTTCCTCTCTATTTTTCCTTGCGATATCCGCGAAGGTTACAATTTCCATTGAACCATCGGGCATCTCGGTAAGGTTAGCAGCATTCCAGATAGCCCCGCATGTTGCATCCGCGAGGTCATTACCAGTACGTCCAGGGTGGTCTACCTTACCCTTTTCATTAATGATAATGGTCTTTAGCTCTTTTTTCAATAAATCGGAATCGGGGCCTGTTACTCGACCTTCACCCATAAGCAATGCAAATTCATTATATTGGTCCCTAAGTACAGATAGTTTCTCAGCTAAAATACCAACACCATTTAATTGTTCGATAATTTGAGTTGACTGCCATCGGTCAAAGGTAACCTTTCTGATATTAAAGCCCATTTTTCTCAAAGAGATAATAAAGGCTCTGATATCACTGAAGTCCAGTGGTCTTTCCTTAGATGGTTTCCAATAGCGCACCAAGTCTACTACGACGAATGGCGCAGGGTCAAGCAAAGTATTACCTAGTTCTACCTGTGCGAACTTGTCAACATGCGCTAGTGCTACTGCTGCATTATCCTGCACCAACGCAAGGTCGACATGAACGTAATATTCTTTATCTGGATCTGGCTTGATCCTAATACTACCATCGCTGTCAACCCCGTTCGGATTTGAGAATAATGCATCAATTCGGGCTTTATCACGGTACCAATCGTGAATACCGTCTGTGTCCTGTGGACAGGCAGCGAATCGTCCAAGTGCGTCATTGACATCTGAGTGAAACTCTGCTAGGAAGCTGTCCGGAGTTTTTGTTGGATTTACTCGCCAGGTTGGCCTACGTAAAGCCCAAACATTATCATACTTATAGCTGATAATTTCATCCTCTTCCCATTCGATGGTAAATTCATTACCTTCGGTTCCGGGAGGAAGTTTTTTGTTTAGAACAAAAGTATGCTGGTACTTTACAACTTCTTTTTCTCCAACGAAGTCATTATATTTATTCATAATGAATCCGTCTTTACGTCTTGGAAAGCTTAGTACCAAAACCTTACCTACTTCATCAAAACGGGAAGCTACAGTACCTCTCAGGGTCTTATACATCTTTTCAGCGTTTTGAGTGGTGTCACCTTCATCAAAGGAATCCAACTCGTCAAGTACGGCAACCATGATGTTCAAACCCTCGGTTGCCTCATTTTCAGAGTTTAGCGAGTGAATACGAATAGACTTATCAAATTCGATATCCAGAGACCTCGCCTTATACTTTCCATTAAACCAGCGACAGTGCTTTAATCTGGTTTTCAATCCAGCAAAGAAGACGTTACTTGCCTGACGTGCGTTGGCCGCTACGTTAACAATATCAATATAGTCTCCCGCTGGCTTACCATAATAGGCAGCAGGATCTTTTAAGCAAAGTAGCAGATAAACAATTCTCAGACAGATAAGTTCTGACATAAGGTCCTTACCGCTACCCTTGCCCAATAGGAAGAACAGTTCACGCTTATTGGCATCCGCCATTTTGCGCGCTTTAGCCTTTCCAACCAATTCTGCCCAGGTTTCCTCAAAGTAAATATTTGATCCAAGTTCAATAATTTGTTCTTGGATATCACTTAAAGGCATGAGTGACATATGATCCTTACTATAAAGCCATGTCTTTAGATCAACCGGCTTCTCTTCGAATATGTCATTCGGATTAAGTACATTGAGGAAATCTGAAAGATCAGCCATCTACTCTAACAGCCTCAACAGTTCCTGTCAGTCTAGAAAGCTCACTGGCAATTTCTCTTGCAATATCTGGGTATTTCTTAGCAATATTTTTAAGAATTCCAACAAGTATTTCTTTCTGCTCTTCGGCCTGTGCGATCATATCGCCAACATGGTTGTCTGCAACCAATCCAGCCTTTTGAAGAAAAGAAACTCTGTCGTTCTCTATTTTGGCTATGTCTTTTAGACCGGCTATTCTAGCCTTATAGTCTCCATTAATTTGAGCTTCCTCTACTGCTTCATACATCTGCTTTAAGATATCAGAATAATGCTGGTCTACAGTAAGAACTACTTCTCTAGACCTTGCCGCCATGTACTTGTCATTTCTAGCAAAATCTTTAAAGTCAGCAAGATGGGTGCGAATTTGTTGCAGAGTCAAGCCAGTCTCTCGCTTTATATCCCATTCAGAATAACCTTTGGCATGCATGCTAATTATTTTAGCTTGCTCCTGCGCATACTCATCCAGCTCTCTCTGAGCTTGTATTTCCAATTCGCTACTCACATCTTTACCTTTCTAGCGTAGCTTCGCTTAATACCTACTATCTTCATTACTCTACTTATACACCTGGCGTAAGTGTTATTTCTACAACTTAATATAATCCAGGTTTTGCCCAAATTTATATCGTGAACCAAACGATTAAAGGTGTAAGTTCTATGATCGTTTTTAAGTTTTAATTGCATTCCTGCTGTTACGGGCTTCCCTTTGAATTCAAACTCATAACTCACGAACAAATTTGGGCTAAGCCCAACGGTCAACGCATGCCGCCGGATGTGGGTGCCCAAACTGATCCTGTAAAGCACATCTGACGAATCAGAGGTTCTGAACATTCTTCACAATTTTGTAGACTATCTCGCTCGTCTACTGGCACATTACGCTCATGCTCGGCTTTACAAACATTACAGCGATACACATACAATGGCATTTTGTTCTCCTTAGTTTCTTAAGGCCCTAGCAATTCCCTCTTCCAAGGAAATCTTAGGGCGATAGATTTGCAACATCTTGGTTGGATCACCTATACGAACCCTGACACCTACTGGTGCAGAAAGATCGTGTGCTAACTCAGGGTTATATCCAACCATTCTAGTTACTATTTTAGCAAACTCATTGAAACTTGTCGCGCGGCCGGTACTAATGTTAAGAGTAGTAGGCTCTGCAACATCTATAGTTGTCAATACGCAATTGATAATATCATCAATATGAATCCAATCTCGTATTTGTTCTCCATCACCCCAAATTTGAAATGGGTCATCTCTACGCTTGGCTCTCTGAATAAAGGATGGAAATGGATAATCTAGATCCTGATCCTCTGAGTATCCACTAAAGGGTCGGAATATCCAGATATTCAATCCTTGCTGTCTTCCCCATTCTGCCAGATGTTCACCCACTATTTTAGATAGCCCGTATATGCTTGGATCTGGCCTACGAATATCATCAAGGTTAATATCAGTTTCCAACAAGGCTCTTCTATTAGGAAGACCTTCATGTGGCCCTATTTCATAGTCGCCTTGTAGTCTCATTGGATAGGCTGCTGATGAAGAGAAATATACTATCCTACCCGGCCTTGTCTTTAGAGCCCACTGAAATAATTCTGAGTCTAGATTGAAGTTATTAAATAGTTTATGAGGGGAGAGATCAATGGTTTTTCTTCCTCCCACGGTTGCCGCACAATGAATTACCAGATCGAACCTGGTATCATCTTTTCTAAAGAAATCACCGGCGTCATTTCCCTCTTTGATATCTATGAGAGTCAAATCATGACCCTCTAATTTTTGTGCAAAGTGCCTCCCAACAAATCCGGAGCTTCCTGTTATAAGTACTTTCATCTTTTTCCTGATACCACCTGAAATATAGTAGATTCTTCATGACGCAAGATATTATATCCACCTTGCTCAAGAAGTTTCTCATATGCTGGCCAAGACCAGCCCCAGGTATGCAATTCATAATGCGCCTCTGGCGTTTCACCATTTGGCCCACTCGCCACAAAGTAATCTGATTCAATTTTACGAACCATCGCATGTGGATCGTAAAAATGTTCCAAGCATTCTGTCATAATACTTAGTTCACCATATTCAATCGGATCATTTACCACATCAGCAAAGGATACATCTACCTTACGCTTATATACAGCATCTCTAACATTCGCAGGCTGAAAATCATATCCCCAAGCTTGCACATCGTGTTCTTCAAAGAATGGTTTTAGATATTCCAGCAATCCACCATCTCCGCAGCAAATATCGGAAACAGTAGTTATTTTATATTCCAGCACCAATTCCTTTACGAAATCCGCAGCTAAAACTAAACGATCACGTTGCATTCCATGTTGATCAATGTGCGGAGCAGCTTCACGTTCATCATGAAATTCTTGGGTTGAGAAATATGGTTCACCATCCTTTATATCAAAAAACCTATATTCTCCTTCATTCAAGGTCATATTGTTTTCAACTTCTTTACATCTTCAGGAAGTTGGTTTGCTACATAATCTCTGAATACTTGCTCATCATGAGTCCAGTGCTCCGCGCTATTGGCTTCCTTGTATGTCTGGTCTTCTTCAGCCTGACCGGCGCATGGATGCATATGCTGAACAATTACATCTGGCAAATAAATTAGATTGCCTACTGCTCTACCAAGCTCCATAAAGTAATTATCAACAAATAGGTGAATGAATCCATCAGGAATTGCATAACCTAGTTTCTCCACTATATTTGAAGTAAATGCTAGTTCTGTTGCAATCTCCGCGCCCATAACCAAATCATTCCCATAAACTACACCGACTGGATTATTACTTTCCTTTAGTGCCCGACGGTAACGCCAATCCCAGAACAAGGTATGAGGAACATGATCATCACCCATCCAGGCAATATATTCATATTCCTTATAATGTTCCAAAGCAATTGCATTCACGGTTGCAGCAAATCTCTTACGCTCTTCAGAGACAATTAAGTTAAAGCCATATGTATCTTCAAGTCTTCTATACCCATCCAATTCCGGATCATCTGCGTCAACTCCTACATATAAATCAACGTCTGCCTCTGTATCCAGTAAAGCTTCGCAAAGTCTGTTTATATTCTTTGGTCGTCCACGTGATGGGACAATCAACATCATCTCATTATTCATTATTCTCCTTCATCAGGTCTTCAATCATTCCCCATTTACTTTGGTGAATAGTGGTTGGGGCACTCCAGTCATACTTTATTAGTTCTGGCTGGTCTGGCTTTAAAGAAAAGCCATTTAAATATCCACTATGTACTGCAATACAAATAAGGCAGTCTATCGGTGAAAAGAATCCTTTGTTTTGAATGTAATGTAAGGTCTTCAGGCACCCGCGCTTTGAAAAGTACATTGCTACATTTCCATACCCCTGCCACAACCTAGCTAGGTTTGGGTGTCCATAATCAAATATTGAACCTTCATGCCTTTGGTAAATTGGCTCACCTTTATTATTGAAAGAAGATACTTCAGTGTAATCGTACCTCTGATTCAATGGAGACCATACGGCAAACATATCAAAATTGTCTGGAAGCTCTGTAAGACAATATATCAATTGTCCCTGAAAGTCTTCGACTGGTGTAGCGTCATCTTCAAAATATAGTATTCCATCATGTTCCGCGCCATATTCAAGGCAATTAAGAACAGAATAGAATACGCCGAATTCGCCAGCTTTGAATGGCCCAGGTGTTTCTACTTTAGACCACTTTTTCTTAGCCTGTCTTAAATTTTCTGGAATCTTTCCATTTACAAATTCTATCTCAGCTTCTCGCCAATCAAGCGCATTTCTAATCAATGCCTTCTTTTCCTCACGGGAATCATCAATGCTGATGATAGTAAATTCATTCACCGCAATAATCCTAATTCTTTCAATTTACGTCGTATTGTGAGTGGAGAACACTTGGCTTCAATTGCCATCTCTTCTGGAGATTTTCTATCCATCACAAAACGTTTGCGTAGCCAAGCTTCGCTCTGAGGAAGTTTGGCGGTCATAGCTTTGAACCACCATACAGGCTAATACAAATTGCATCCGCTGCATCGCTTGGCGCTATAATGCCATAATTGGTTTCTACCCAATCTATAATACGCTGTTTACGTATCTTTCTGGCTTCATTGGAATACCAAGACTTGGTACGTCCGGGGTTTTCCAATTTAAGCTTTGCCTGTTCCGGTCTGGTCAGGGTAGGCTTGGCGGTTGCAGATTGCCAGGTTAATGCTGGTACCTCATGAACTTTAAGTCCATATTCGGCAAAGAAGCCTATTATTACTCCCGCGATCATAGCGAGCTTAACGACAGTATCTCTAGAATTTACCTGAACTGTTTTTTCAATACACAGGACATTAGCTGTAGTATTACCAAAGTGATATTTAAGCTTGTAATGGAGATCACCCATTCTTTCGAAAACATTGTTTCCGACTAATGGAATTTCCCCCCAATCCTTCACCTTTCCGTCTTCGGAAATGCAGAATGCCAGCGTGTTGGTACTGTGGTCAATACCTAAAACACGCTGGCCATTCTTCTTAACTCGTAGCATCTTCATCGATATACTTAATGCCTAATTCAGCTAGTAAAGCCGTACGATTCGCGTTTTCTTCTCGAATCTGACATGCATGACAGTTATCGTCACGATTGTACCGAGATAACTTTCCCGAACAACTCTTACATGTTCTTACAGTATTTTTCTCTTTTTTGCGTTCATGGTAGCGTTTGAGAAGTTTTTCATTTGTCGCCTTTCTGCAACAAATATTATCGCAATAGATCATGTTAGGTCTATGTGCTTCGAACTTACTTCCGCAATACTGACACGCCTTCAGTCCGTACGTTTTACTAATTGTTGGCATTAACCTTCCTCGGTGTAACTCAAAGTATCTACGGCTATTGTACCTTCTTCTTGAGAAAAACACCAATTCTTGATTGGGCAAGCTTTGCAAATCTTTGAATTACTTCTGTAAGGCTTCTTAGGAAGTTCTTGTAAATCTCTTACCATGCGAGCCCACTCAAATACAGTTTCAACTTTTTCTTTATTTTCCGGCGTCATTTCTACCGGGATCAAAAGCTTTTTATGGTCGTTCTTATTTTCATATATCAATGCACCATATTGATCTCCACGAATGTACATGTATATCAGTAGTTGCATTACCTGATATTCTCGTCCTTCATTTCGTGCCACTAGATAAGCAAATGCTTCAGAACGAGTTGTTTTTATCTCAATGGGGATCTCTAACCCATCGAAGTTTTTGACCACAATATCAACAAAGGCATGGATGGGTGGGTCATCATAAAACAACTCCTGCTCAATTTCAACCTCAATGCCCGACTTCTCAAAGTTAGCCTGAATTCTAGCATGAGCATCTGTACCAGATTGCATATTATCTGCCGAATAAGCATCAACACGCTTTTCAAACTGAGCGCCACGTCTAGCTAAATACCAATACCTAGGACATGCTCCTGATCCATATGGATAAAGAAGTGTTGATGGTGCAAAGTTTTCTTTTGTTATAAACTCATCTGTTTGTACTTCTGAAAATGCTCCGTCTAGTAATTCTGTTAGTTTTCTTGAGTCAAATCCTACTTTTCTATCACTGAATAATTTTACGAAATTATTAAACTTCATATAGTAATTATACCCTACTTACAAAGGTATTTCAGTGCCTGACACAGTTCATTTATAGCTTCATGTAGGGTAAAGTACATATTCTTCAATTGATATTCCCTTGACCCGGCCTTTCCTGGATTAAGGTTTTTATAGTAGGATGCCTGAATTGCACACATGGAACTAATGGCCTGCAATTGCACAATTGCTTGAGCTGCAACTTGTGCTGGCATTGCATCTTTCTTCTCAATGATTTTTATGATTGTATCCAGCGCAAAATCAACTTGTTCACTCTTGATAAAATCCGATACCGCAAGAATCTCATCTACTTTTGAAATATACTCCAATACACTCTTATCTTCATTCGCCATACTTTTCCTCCCAGGCGTCGAGCATTTCTTTGAACATGGTATCTGAAATGATCCACATTCTTACCGTCTCTCTACCTTCTCCCATTGCTACCATAAGAGCAGGCTGCTTTCTATGCTTTGCGGCGTCGGTACATACTTTTCCCCATACCCGCAAATTTAAAGCAAAAGACTTAAGGGACTCTTTTACATCAACGATGAATGGCCCCAATCTGGCATCACCTTTTTGGATGGCACCGCGCCCGGAATTCTTCTGCGCGGTACCTCCAAACTTCTTTATTTCTTGTTTTTCGCTTAACGCATCAGCCACGATAAATCCATTTCGACAATATCCTCATGACCCTCAGTACAAAGGGTCTTCACTTTCTTAGAGGACTTATCGTACCAGACTTTCTCAAGATCGTCATCACATGGACAGGATATGCCAATGTCAATTTCTTTCCATCGATCATCTATAGGTTTCGGCTTACTTGGCCCGAGCTTATCGCTAAACTTAGACATTTTCTACCTTGTCGAATAAATATTCTCGGACAGCCTCATTTTCTTTTATTGCATTAACAAAACTATCGCGGCCTTGCAGCTTGAATTCCTGACCATCGATTTCAAATTTAAACCAGGCACCAGACTTTGTAACAAAGCCAGCATCAAGAGAGAGGTCGGCAACTTCACCATATCGATCAATACCTACATGATCACCACGGTAATAGAAGTCGTACTTTCCACTTGAGCTAGGAGGACCGATCTTGTTGAATTCAACAGTGTAAGTAACTTCTCGTCCTACTGGTTGTTGAATTATTGAATCTCCTAGAACAAAATCCTTTTTCTTCTGTTCTCCATCAGATGCGCTAGCCCAAAGCTTCACAACAGTTGAAGAAAAGAACATAATAGATTCTCCACCTTGTGGCTTTAGACTTGCGCCACCAAACGAATTGAACTTGTTTCGTTGCTGAGAAATAAAGATCAATGCAGTGTTTTCATTCAAATAATTGAACTTGTTAAATGCAATACCAAGTTCTTTAGAATGAGCACCAATTTGCTTAGTCTTATCCAGACCATCACCAAGCTCATCATTCTTTTCAAAGTAGGTAGATGGAATTAGTGCAGAAATAGAATCCACAACGAGAACATCGATACCGTTTACCAAAAGATCAGAACCCGTTGAAATCATGTCATGAATACTCTTATCCCTTGACACAATCAGTTCATCAGTATTTACACCAAGTCTCTCCGCCCATTCTTTGTCATATGAACCTTCAGCATCAATCCACGCACAAGACAAACCTTTCTTTTGCCCCATACCGATTGACTCTAAAAGCACTGATGACTTTCCGGCACTCTTTGATCCATATACCAGACTTTGACGACCATGGCCGAAGCCACCTCCAAGGGCTCTGTTGAGCCCAGTGGAGGCAGTTTCAAACCTTGTTAGTTCAATTTCAGAACCACGGCGAAGTCGAGATTGTGTCTTTTTATCCAGCTTCGCCAAAATGTCATTAACGTTTGTCACTTACCACTACTCCCATGTCCTTTTGATCCACGTACCGAGCTATTAAGTTCAGTACTGTTTTCGAAATTGGGAAAAGCCACCTGGTGTACAAGTAGCTGTGCAATCCTATCTCCACAACCAATAAGGTATTCTTCTTGGCCAAGGTTTATTAGATTAACCTTGATTTCTCCACGATACCCACTGTCAATAACACCTGGTGCATTTACGATACTTATTCCAAATGAATGGGCTGATCCTGACCTAGGACAAATAAGTCCTACGTAGCTATCTGGAAGTTCAATGGCAATACCAGTGCTAAAAAGCCTACGCTCACCGGGTTGAAGAATTCCACCTTCAATTGTAAAAAGATCAGCACCAGCATCCCATAGATTAGCTCTTTTTGGTAGTTTTGCTAGCTTGCTTAGAAGCTGAACCTTCATATCCCTCATCAATCTCTATAACTAATTTGCCGTCATTGGTCATCGACACGGCTAATCGAATATCAGAATTATCTAATTTAGCCTGAATTGATTTGGCATCTAGTTCCAGGCGGCCACCATTTTCTTCAACCATCTCCAATACGATGAAGGGAAGAAGGTGGGAAACGTCTTGCATCAGTATACATCCTCCAATTTTACGGAACCTGAACGAGTTACCGCAGTGGTAATTGTCCGCACAGCTCCGATCTTACAGTACATTCTAGCCTTATCAAATTCCTTATCAAAAACGACAATGCTCTGTAGATTCTTCTCGTGGTCGGAAACAATCAATGTAGCCATGTTACCACCCTTGTTTGTTTTCCGAGCTGTTGCTGCAATAATCTTATATTGTCCTTCTGGTACCTCTTCAAGCACTGGTCTACGAAGGAAATCAAGAATTATATTCTCATGTGCATCTGAGTCATTAGCAAGAGAAATCGCCTTGATGATGCTGTTATTGCTCACCAAGAATAAGTACATCTGACCCTTATCGATTTCAGTTTTAGGATCTGTGAAGATCCCTGCCGAACCACTACTATCCAGTAATTCTACCAAACACCATGGACGACCGGTAGATCCTTCACCACGCTTCACATTCTTTACCATTGCCATACAGATGAATGTTTCATCATCTGTATAATCTTCCAGCTTACGCAATTGCTCTTGCATCCTGGTAGTAACCATCTTTGAATCGAATGCAGGAACCCCTAGATATTCATATAGGTTTTCCTTATAATTTTCTGGCACTGGATGATCCTTAAAGGATGCTCCACCATATGAATTGAGCGCTTGCAGCACACGAGCGTTCAACCCGCTACCTTTTCTCAAAACATATTCTTTGAATTCATCGTATGACTTGTATGGTCGCTCTTTAATAATCTTCGTAGCCAGCTTTTCTGAAATGAACTTGACATTTTCAAGACCCATACGAAGATCGTCACCGTCAATGCTGAATTCAATCTGGGAATGATTGATGTGTGGAAGCTTTACCTTAATACCCATTCGCTTACATTCAAGCAGGTAGTCGGTAACCTTCTTCTTTTCATTTCTGAGAAGAGCACACATGAATTCCTGTGGATAGTGCACCTTTAACCAGGCTGTAGCATAGCTCAATAGGGAATATGCAACCGCGTGTGAAAGGTTGAACGCGTAGGCACCAGCCTCTTCAAATGATTTCCAAAGCTTCTCAGCCTTTTCCTTGCTAATCTTCTTCTGAGCGCCGGTGACAAACTTCTCATGGAACGAATCTACGACCTCACGGTTTTTCTTACCAATACCCTTACGGAGTTTATTTGACTCACCTACAGTAAACCCGGCAAGGTCAACTGAAAGGCGCATCATTTGCTCTTGGTAAATTGGCTGGTAAAAAGTCTCCGCCATGTATGATTCAACATCTGGATGAATTGGTTCCGGTTTACGCTTACCTGACTTAAATGCTAGGTAATCTTCACCAATTGCGTTCCATGCACCTGGGCGAACCAGCGCGTTGGAAACAACCAAGTCATTGAATGAGTGAATGCCCATCTTTTCAATTAGTTTGGTAGATGCTGATTCTTCAGCTTGGAATACACCTAGCGTACGACCCTCAGAAAGCATTTCAAATACACGCTTATCATCGAGATCAAGGTCATTAGGATCAACCAAAATTCCCTTATTTTCTTTGATGAGCTTCACAGCGTCGTCGACAACAGAAAGAGTTTTCAATCCTAGAAGATCCATCTTGATCAACCCAAGATTTTCGCACTCATTCTTATCCAATGCTACAGCTTCTACACGCTCTTCTGACTTTGGTGGTTTACGTGTTTCAATTGGAGCATATTCAGCAATAGGCTTATCGGCAATGATAACGCCCGCCGCATGCATGCCGTAACCGTTGATGCGATTGATCAGCCTCTCTGCAATGCGCGGAACATCTGGATATTTCTTGATAAAATCTTTGGCTAATGGACTAGCCTTGAATTCACCAATAACATCATGGCCAGTGACTTCACCAATACCCTCAAGAATTTTCATTGTTTTGTTTACTTCAGAGTATGGAACGCCAATTACACGTGCTGCGTCCTTTAGTGCTTTCTTTCCTCGGTAGGTATTGATGTTGGTAATATTTGCCACGTATTCGTACTTATCGACAAGATATTTACGAACCTCTTCACGACGGTTATCCTGGACATCAATATCAATATCTGGCCAGTCAGCGCGCTCTTCATCCAAGAATCGTTCAAATAGCAAGTTATATTTCAGTGGATCTACACCAGTAATTCCCAGTGCATAGCAAACCAATGATCCCGCTGCTGAACCACGTCCGGCACCAACACGAATACCTTGAGCTTTAGCCCAGGAAATCATGTCGGCAACGATGATGAAGTAATTAGCGAAATTCTTACTCTTAATTACTCCAAGTTCACGCTTTGCACGAGTGACGTAGTCAGGCTTATTTAGTAATCCTAGACGCTGAAGTCCTTGCTTAACTTTATCTTCAATTTCCTGGTTTGGATCACTAACAACAATTGGAAGTGTTTCAAGGTTTTCACGATACTCATATGATCCAACCTTATCAGCAACTTCTACAGTGTTTGCAAATAAGTCTTCACGATCAAACCCAAGCTTCTTAAACTTCTCTACCTTCTCTGCATAACCCTCAAGGTAAAGATCAAAGGTTTGGAAGCTCATTCTACGCTCTGGATAGAGGTAGTTGAAGCGATCAAGGAAATCCTTTTTCTGTGCCTCCGCGATGTCAGCCTTCTTATTCTTTTTCGGATTAGTAGAAAGAATCAAGAAGATTTCTTGCATAACCTTATCTTTTGGAGATGCGTGATGGCAGTCATCTGTCACCAGCGGCTTTATCTCCAAATCATCAGCAAGGGTAATGAGATTCTTGTTCATCTCTGGTGGGTTATGAGTCTGTAGTTCAATATAGAAATCGTCTCCGAAAACATCCTTGAACTTCCTGGCCCAATTATATGCACCCTCAACATCACCAGCCTCAAAAGACTTGGCTAGTGGGCCATTAAGACACCCAGAAAGAACAATTAGATCTTCAGAGTGTGTTTCCAGTAGGTCAAAATCAATTCGTGCCTTCTGGTAGAATCCTTCACCCCATGCAACACGAGTCATTGTCTGAAGATTCTTCAATCCATTATCATTCTTACCTAGAATGATAAGGTGGTTATAGATGCTGTCTGCGCCTTCACGGTCTTTCTTAGCGCGGCGATCCCAACGATCTGTGGGTGAAAAATAAGCTTCAACGCCTAGGATTGGCTTAATCCCGGCTGCTTTCGTCTCACGCTGAAATTCTCGCCATCCAGCCAATGTTCCGTGTTCGGTTTCGGCTAGAGCATTCATGCCAATTTCTTTACAGCGTTGCATGTATTCGCTAATAGTACTCAACCCATCCATTGGGGAGTAATGTGTGTGGCAATGTAGGTTTACGTATGACATATAATTCCTTTTATAGTTCGTTCTAAACTTTTGCTTAAATGGGAAAGGCCCGCCGAAGCGGGCCATTCCGTTACCAGTCCAGAGCCTCTGTTGACTCTGATTCCTCAGTCTTCTTTTCAGACTTTTCCTTTGTTGGAAGTCCATCAGGAAGATAGAAATTGCGCTGCTTCTCTACATCGATTTCTAGACCAAGCTTGCTAAGATCCTGAAGTACGAGACCATCAGGAACCTCAAGCTCATTCTTAGTTGTGGTGAGAGTCCATGGTGCACTTTGTGAAGCACCCTTGGAAATCTTAAATGTAACCCCAGTTACATTTCCATCATTCTCATCACGAGCCCAATCGGTTAGTGTATCAAAGAATCCACCTGGTGCTGGACGAGATAGAACCTTTACCTTTTGATCCTTTGCATCGAAAACCTGAACATAGAAGTTCGTCTTGGCCCACCATCCCTCGCCGGGAAATTCATCATTTAGCTCACAACCAACACAACGACCCTTGGTCTCCATGGTGCACTTGGCTTTACGAGTAAACTTTTCTGGGTTGGCATGCTCAACAAGGTAAACAGCGCCACCTTTTGCGCTGTCAAAGTTTGGAGCGTCAGGATCTAGTTCCTGAAGAAAAACTACTCTAGCTGGGTTGTTATTCTTGAGACTGAACCATTCAATCTCTAGTCGGTCAGCCTGCTCAGCACGCTGTTCCTTCTTTTTTAGCACATCCGCAAATGTTAATGACATTCTTACATTCTCCTAATTTGTTTTTGTGAGCTTCCGTCAACATCTGACTGCTCATAATCTATTATATCACAGCTAGGTGTGGATGATCACGCTTCCATATCTCCATTTCCGCAGCCGATATAGAGTTGTTAACACACTGAATTATTTCTTCATCAGTCATGTCTCCAACATCCTTTGCATTATTTGGATAGATAATACCATCTTCATATGCCGCCCAGCGGAAGCGTACCCACTTTAGTTCATCCATCATCTTTTCCCCCAGCGCTCTTCCGGGGTTATGACCCATACAGGTATTCTTGCATTTACGACAATTAATTGAAATATGTTTACTTGGATCATCATTATCTGTCATAATAATTACTTGGTTAAAATACCTGCTAATCAAACTTGCATGATCCTTTGTAAAGAATCCTCCACAAGTTGCCACTACATTTGGAAATCCAACCTGATGCAAACGCATTGCGTCCATTGAACTTTCCACAATAATTACTGTTTCGCCAATCTTCTTAGCTCTATGAATATTGAATAGAGTCTTGTGGGTTGGAATCTTTTTTGAATTTTGGAATCGCTTACCCTCGATAGTTCTCCCGATTACCCCGACAGGATTTCCATCCCAATCGTGAACGGGCACAGCAACCAAATGCTTAATTCTAGAATATCCAACTTGAAAGTAAGCTAATGTTTTATCATCAAATCCACGATTACGCATATAGTCATGCGCTGGTGAATCCCAAAAGGCATCAGCCATCTCATTGATTTTATCAGCGGGAAATGATGTAAGCTCATCCTTCTTCGCCAAGATTCTTTCAACCTCTTCGGCTATTGGAATCTTAGCACTTTCATTCTTCTCGATCAAGCGTTTCGCCTGGAAGATGTTAATTCTGGCAACTTCCATTACCAATGATAGTAGCTTGCCTTTTACATCGCATGCCGGAGAAAAACAAATGTAAGTTCCGTTCTCTTTATTCACCGCGAAACTTGGCGTATCAGTATTTCTATGGAATGGACAATAACACATATATACGGAATCAGTTTCACTTACCCATTCAACACCGATATCTTCAAGTACCGCTGCTATTTGTTCTTCACTATAAAGGCTAGTGGCTTTTAACCAATCTTCCTTCATTCCAGAAGTCATATTCTAAACTCCTTTTCGGACCCGCGTATGCCGCGAACATCGTTAGTGTAAAACAATATTTCTTTCCCAGAAATTTCGTCGACCACAAACTTCGCATGTCATGTACGGGTAAATAGCCTTCGGCTCGCATTTGCTGTATCATTAATCGCTCTAATTCACAGCGGAGACGGATGAAATCCGCATCGTCACGGATTTCACCCGCCTGTTGATACTTCTTAATTCGCTTATTGTGCATCTTCCACTCATAGATCATCTAGCATGGATTCACCATCATCCCAATCCTCGGAGATGGAACCATTCTCAATGTCTAATTTTACCACAAAGTCAAAAAGCGGCCCGTGGCGATTTTTCCGCGCGCATACATCTGTTCTTTGCGAGCCATCATGTTGCTTAACGGAAAACAAGCTTAGCACAAGATCAGCATCGAATGCTGCTTGACGTGAAGATGCAACTTCATAAATTTCTGGTGGCTTATTGTATTCTTTAGTGTCATTAGAGCTAGCACTAACAATTGCAAGAATTGGAATGTCATTAGACATAGCCAATGACTTAAGCTCTTTTGATACATTTCGAATACGCTCAGTTTCACCATTTGATCCACGGTTATCTGACATTAGTTGTAAATAATCGATAAGAACAATATCTGGACAATACTGATCAATCTTTGCCTGTAGCTGGCTTGGGTTAAAATCACCCATACCATCACTTGAAGTTACAACAAAACTACCGTCACTTTTTAGATTAGCCTCTGTCCACTTACTAAGATCATCCAGATCAATTTGAGCCCTAGACAGATCTGACATATTAAACTGACCCTTGGACATCAGCGTATAGGCCCTATTCTGAACCTGGTGGGTAGACATTTCCAGTGAAACAACCAAAACCCTGTAGCCTTGCGCCCAAGCATTAAGCCCAAGATCCAAACCAAACCATGACTTACCCTGGTTAGTTCTAGACATGATCATGATAAATTGTCCGCCAGCAAAGCCAGTTGGGTAACATGCATCAATAGAATCATATCCAGACCTGATACCTAGAACACCACCATTTTCTTCCATGCGCCTTTTGGTATCAGTGTAGTATTCTGTAGCTTTCTTGTGATCGGTAATATCAAGATCTTTAATTCCACTGGTCACTCTGGTCAGTTCTGAAACATAACCTTGAAGTGTAGAAATCAATTCATCATTGGTAACTTTTCCAATAGCATTGGACATACCCCTATTGATTCGCTCAAGGTAGACTGTTTTAAACTCATCACGTAGCTGATCTACATAGTGTCGAACAGAACCATCGGAAGGCTTTTCAATATCAATGTCCGGGAATTTTTCCTTCATAACACCAACTGGTGGAACTGCACGCTCTTTGTAGTAATAATCTCTTACAAAAGTCCAAGCGTCTTTATGCGACTCAAACATTTTATCAATGTTTGCAGTATGCAAAGCCGGAGCAATATCCTTCTTTTGGATTATTGCCCTAAGCACTCTTGGCTCATTGAGCATTCTTGCCGTACCTTTCTCTGAATTCCCGTACTCTTTGCTCAGTTTCCTTGCGGATCTGATGACGCTCCGATTCATCCTTCGCGTCGCGCTGCATTTTCACATAAAGCTCGTCGTATTCATAACAAAAGCTGGTAAGAGAAGGTTCAGCGTCTACCTTGACATAATACTTCAAAAGCATCTTGAGGTCATCAAACGACATATCTTCAAGAATATCGCTGAGAGCAAATCTTTGCTTATACCTATTTAGAACAGGAGTTTTATGAAACCTTTCCTTAAATAGGGACATGAAGAGGGTTACCAACTCATTGGCTTGCTTTAATCTCTCTGCCTTATTCATCCTCTGTCAGTTTCTCGTCAATTTTTGCTTCGACTAGCTTATATACTCGATCAATAGCGCCAGAAGTACTTTTGTCAACCCCCTCGCGCACATGATCGGTTACTTCAATTTCAATTGTCCGACTGTTAAAATTCTCGACAATCTTAGCACCAAGTCGGACAGTTACTTTTGTTGGCTCAGCCATCCTCACCCTCTGCTTTCTCTCCAATGAATTTATTGCTTGTTCCAGGTGCGAATCCAAGCTGTTGTTTCTTTGGCTTTTCTTCGACTTCTTCTTCCTCATCATCTTCCTCAAGTTCTGAGGTTACTTTATCCACCCTACCATAAATGTCCAACCATTCTCTAGAGAGATCAATTAACGTCTCGGTGTCACCTTCTTCAGTTGCAATTGTTGCAGCAACATCTAACAGATGCAAGGACTGAGTTAAACAATCGTTAAACCCGAATTCTTTCCAATTTCTACCAAATGCTCTATATTTCATGATCGCCATACCCTTACTGTTTTACCTTGCCCATCCACGACAGTATATCCTCCATGCGACTTCAAACTGACAAGCAGTTCTGCGCGGGAGGCTAATTTAAACGTACTCTTAACGTATCCATAATTGTCCTTGGGAGCAAGTTCGTGAAATCTATCACGCAAATCTAACATATCATCCTCGGACCAAACATAGCCCTTGGGACGTCTGCTGTTCACATGATATTCGAAACCAGACGGCTTATCAAGTACTTTGTTTTTCAAGAACAGCTCTATTTCCTTAACTGGTCTTTTGATAAGCCTACTGGCATCTTTGATATTAAATGCCTGTTGATAGTTTCGCAATACATCGGAATATATGTAGTGCCTGGTATCCTCTTTTCGAAAATTCCAGGCAACTAACACATTATCTACCTTAGCTATCTTCAGACGTTTATGTAGATCTCCATCAAGAAAGAACAAGAGCGGGAATGTTGTCTCCAAAGTGGTTAAACTCCCTTTTCTTCTCTAGCCTATTAATAATAACTGCTGCTGGATGATCTTTATGCAACTCCCAGCGTTTTCCGCATCGAATGCAAAACAGTTCTAAGTTTCCTTGATTGCTGTAAGCTCTATCAATAAACACTCTGCCATCGCATTTCGAGCAATGGAGAAAGCTCATTCTTTACCCCCTGGCAGAACCTTGACCTCTGCCAGGCTGCTTTCAAGCTTAGTACCTGAAAGGATAAACTTATAAAGCAACTGTGATGCAGTGAACACCATAGAAATTGATGAGAACAATGGGAGTGCCGCGAATGCTGCCCAACCTCCTGTAGTAATTACAGCAATTGTTCCACCAATAACTGACAAAACTGTAGCAATTGCTAGCTTGCCCTTTGGATTCCAATTTGTATTTTTAAGCAATGATGTCAGGAATACAATTAGAATACCGACACCAACTGAAATCAAACTTAACATTTTCTACTCCGAATATTTGCATGTGAATAGGTATGTTCCACCGTTATATTTTCCTAGGAACGTACCATTTTTGGTGGCAATGTTATAGACGATTTGCTCTTGCCTATCCGCCCGCCATTCCAACCTAGTTATTTGGGCATCTCTATCAAAAAGAGTACTAAAGCCTTTGCGCCATTTCTTCCATCCAACATAGACATTTCCCCAACGTGTACCTACACCTGATCGTGGCACAGAATGCCAGAGCATTTTAAGTACCCAAGGATTATACATCAAAATCGTTTTTGCACATTGTGCGCGTCTTGCTAAAATGCCCCAATGAAAAAATGTCTGAGTCCACACTTGAGCTTCATAGCCAGACATATCCTGAATTATTTCCCAGATTTCATCTGAGTATGTCGGATAAAGTTTGTTGCGCGTATAACTAGCTGCCATTCTAGCAGACCATTCGATATCCTCAATAGGGCGAGTGCGCCAGTACGGTTCGAATGGTCGCATTTGCACTAGCCGCTTGTTACCGCCAACATTCTGGCAAAAGATGTTATCAATCAATTCTCGATAAACTCTGCCTTGCTTTTTATCATACATCAATACTTCATGATCTGGTGTTAGCCAGAACTGGTAAGTATCTCGCGTTGGACCTACAACACCACCCTTAAACCAATCAGTTTCTATATAACTAATAGTGTCGTATTCCATGCAATTGCGTTCGAAGTTATAAGACATAACTCGCTCGCCTACGTAACAATCCCCTACTTCTTTATAACCGTGCGGCGTCCATATTTCATTCCGCTTAGGAATCATACGGAGAAGTATTTTCCATCAACTACAACTGAGTGATCCTTAATGATGTTCAGAGAACAGAAAGGAACACCATCCACAACATGCACTGTCATAAATGCCTGTTGCCAGTTGTGGGTTGTCTGGTAAGTGTGCTTATCCGGTACGGTCATATGCCCAATCTCATAAGATTCGATTTCTAGGTTTGCAAGAGGATATGTTACGAAATAAGATCCGGCACGATGCGAATGGCCACGGATCAAAGGAACCATGTAATTAGCCACATCGTTCCTAACTGATTCACCAGAATGTTTGCTAATTGCTTCGCCATGGTGAACAAAAATACCACCTAGTCTCTCAACTGGAGGCTTTTCATACTCATGCCAAGCAAAGCCAGTATTTTCAATTCCGTACAATGTGTTTGGAGTGATGTAGTCAATGGCATTTGGAGCATTTTTCTCAATATACTTCTTGTGCCTATAGAAGTCGTGGTTACCACAGTGATAGTGCTTATCCTCTGCGGATGGACATGTCTTTGTAAGCTCTTCCAGGAAATCCTTTACCAACCCTGCACCTGATTTCATACTTACGGATTCTGCTGGTGTTCCTTCAACCCAACGACCGCTACATTCAGCATCATCAATGTCACCTACTAAATCAATTGCATTAGGCTTCCACCACTTTGCCACCTTTAGTAGCAGCTCTACTGTCTTTGGATCATGTTTTGGAAAATGAATATCCGAGGCCAAGAGCCATTTAATATCTTCCGTCATTTTACTCCTTAAGTAAAACACCCGCTACGATTAGGTAGCGGGTACTTACTCTAGCATACGTTTGGAACGAGATCAACTCAAGTTCCTGGATCAACTGGTGGGTCTTCTGATACTGGGTCGGGAGTAGGCTCTGGATCTGGAGTTGGGGCAGGTGGTTGAATAAACTGTAATTGAAAATCCTCATCAGTTAATACCTCTAATGTGGTACCAAACTGATCAGTCTCAACCCCATTGTAAGGCCCTGATATAATCCACGAACCAACCAATGCAGAAGCTACCTGGTTATTGGTAAACTTATCTCTGATCTGCAATTTCTGTGTGAAGAAATTTGAACTGACCAAGAGAAGGTTTGGGTTCAATGCTGCTTGTACATCTGCTTCATTATCTCCAGTCCACTGAATAGCATTGTACTTCGGTGGCTGTCTCGTAACATGTATAATTGTCATATTTATCCAGTTGGCGCTATAGCTATATAGCTAATATTCTGGTCTCCTTGGAATTTAGTAGGACCACCAGGATCACGCATTTGCCAAAGCATTAATGTAAATCCCTGGTGATTTGGTACAGCTCGGCCGTCAAAACCCTTAACCGCGTGTATGATACCAAAGTAATTATCACACGCCATACCAGTTACAATAACTGGTCGTGCTCCTGGCAGAAAGGGTCGTGAATAATAATTGCCGATAAACACACCGGTATTTTCGGTTTTAAGAGCCTTGATGTATCCAGTCCTTAAACTCAGACCAGAATCTCGGGTGACACCTAAAGCATCATAATATCCGGTAATAGAATTCTGAAAGAGCCAGTCGTCATTACCGATCATATCATTTAATTTTTGTGTAGTGATTGGTTCGCCTTGTCCCCAACCCATACGCTTATAAATTGATGCCAATGATGTCTTCTCCCTTTTTATGAAAATCTATTTCATCCAATGATACCACGAACGCAGTACGCAGATCAAACCCCAGCTTAAGGTAGAAATCGGGAGTAGAAATTCTCCTTCTTTCAGCCGCCAAAACATCATTTCCTGTGATAAACCATTCGGTTTTATCAGCATGCGAGATGAGTATAGCACCTGGTGCAAACCCAATCTTCTTCCAGTTCTTGTAACCTGATATTGACTCTTCTGTTACCAAAACGTAAGGCTTACCCCAAGACCAAAATGCCCTTTCGCTAATGAATTCCATTTTGGTTGAATCGAGCAAAAGAAAATACCTATCAGTGTCCTTAAGTCTGGCGAATGTCCATTTAGGGTATTTAAATTTCTGCTTTAGCGGGCTAAAGATATTTTCTTTTTTACGGAACATTAGCCCTGCTTTGCTCTTTGTACTTCTCCATTTTCTTCAAGGTTCTTAGCCTCTAAAAGAGCCCTATTTTCTTCTTGAAGGTTTTTAGCCATCGCATTTAGCTTTTTAGCATCTGCTCTTGCTACCGCGCGTTCAATACTTAGTTGTTGAATCTGCTCGGTCAGCTCCGCGATAATACTTTTCCAGTCTTCTTCTTCCATTTTCCTTTTCCTTAGATTAGTGAATATTGTACATTGTCGAAACCAACAGCGTTGTTACCGACACCATACATCAAAACAGCACCACTTGGTTGAATCCATACACGTGGGCTACCAGTACCACCAGTTGTATCAACAGCAACTGGACAAATAACATTATTTGCTGGTCTAAATTGGGATGGTAATGTACAAATCTGCTTTCCATCTCCTGCGTTGGCAGCACCATTTGGCAAAAGTGATCCTCTAAATATTACCATACCATCCGGAGTGACCTTACATCCAAAGGTAGTCCATCCAGACCTCTGAATCCATGGTGATCCAGTACCACCTGATGGAGCTGTCAAGGTTGGTGCAAACCATGAACTTCCATCAGGAGATCTTGTCAAGAAACCAGTTGTTCCCGACATATCAATATTAAATCCGTTTAATGTTGACCAGCGAATTTTTGTATCATCGAACAATACACCGGATTTAAATGAACCGTTCAAGAAGTGTGACAGTGTGATAGATGACATGTCAGAGGTAATTGAGGAACTAAATAATCCTGTAGATGCATAAGCATTCATAAACCAAGTTCCATCATTACCCCAACCAAGAAGGTTTCGTGCCAAGTTAGTTGAGTCGTATACTGTCATCTGGGAAGACTGGTTATCTAGAATCAATCTTCCACCCTGATACTTTCCACCTGCTACTGATTCATCAACGTTTTCTATTCTAATAGAATCTGCTAGCCATACTCGCGGTCTAAGAGTGTGTCCACCTGTTGCCGCAGCATATTGGGAACTGTTAACACCAATCCAAGACTTTGTATTTCCACCACCGGCAGAGTTGATGAATCCATATTGACCACCAGTCTTTGCATAATAGAAAATGGTAGGATAAGTGTTGGCAACGTCTGTCTTGATTGTTCCTGAGGTACCACTAACCTGCAATCCACCTCGAATTGAAGTATTGTTAAATTCAGCAGTACCATCACTGTTAATGCTCCATCCCTGCGCACCCGCCGTATAATTGGCGGAAGCCATAGAACTAATACCAATTGTACCGTCGGTAAATGAACTAGGTGTAGTTGAATCACCTAGTGCGGCTTCGATCTGAATAGCATCCCAAGTAATATCCCAAGCAGTTTCACCAACCTGAGTAAGTGCTCCAATATAAAACTGGTTAGACTGAGTAGGACCAGCAGTGAAAATTCCTGAATATCTTACATAAGAAGTTGTGATAGCCTGATTGGTTAGCAATGGGATGTTAAAATCAGTACCGTTCCAAAGACCAAATTCAATCTGGGTATTCTTAGTTGCGTCATTATTCTTTACATAGAAAGAATAAATATACTGCTGACCTGGAACAAGATTAAAGTTAGTTACATGGCCTGCATAAAGGTAAGCTGGTGAACTAGCTGCTGCTGTTCCGGATGAATACATGCGCATTCCATTAGTACCATGTGGAGGTGATCCAGTAGTATCCAAAGCGATACGCAAGAAAGTATAGTTTGTCCCACCACGATCCATATTTGTAAGATTAGGAAGGTTTGATCCATCATAGTAAAATGATGGAGAGTTTTCCCAGCTTGCATAATCCTTTGGCACAAGGTTACGGCTATCTGCGGTTAGACCCATGATTAGCTTACCGCGAACTAAAGCATCACCAATTTGCATATTACCAGCAGTATTAATTGACCATGCTGGTTGACCCGGGACAGTTGCACTTGATGCGCTGGATCTAATAGAACCAGTGATAATTGATCCACCATCAATTATTGTTGTTGAAGGTGGTTTCCATGCTGATGGTGTTGTTTCGGCAGTGAGCTTTGGTTCTAGTTGCAATGCATCAATTACAATGTCGTATCCAGTAGTTACAGCTTGCAAGCTAATATATTGTTTTACTTTGCTTACACCTGAAGGAATTGTCAATACCGCACTATAACGTGTCCATGCAGTGGTATTAACTGTTATACCAGCAGATTCAATTGCTGAACCGGTATCTGGATATAAACCTAACTTCAATGTTTGGTCTACTGCACCATTCTTCTTTGCCCAGATAGAGAAGATATAATCTCCAGGATTAACATCAATGTTAACACCAGTTGCTGAATCCCCGCCCAATCCGAAGTGGAATTTGTGTAGTGTAGCGCCAGTAATAGCAGTATTCCATACACGCAAAGATTGTTTACCAGTCTTAACGCCAGTGTATTGCATTGCCATTAACATGCCTGAAGTTGCAGTTAATGTAGTGGTACTAGGATTATTTGCTGTATCATGGTAATAGCTTTCGTTGAACTCAAAATCAGCAAAAGCGGGCATAGCAATATTATTACCATTTTGTAAAAGCAATGACTTGGCTGCAATTGATCCATCATAGATAACTAAACCATTCTGATCCAGACGCCAACCAGTTTTACTTGGAATGCTGAAGTTGGTAGAAGCAATATATCCGGTAGCAGCATCCAAAGTCAATTGTGATTGAATGCTAAGATTATTAACAAAAGCAGTTCCAGCAGTAAGCTTGGCAGCAGAAAGATCATTAATCTTTGCATTTGTAATAGTTGCATCAGCAATATTTGCTCCCTGAATCAACCCTGGCAAACCAGTAGCCTGGAATGATTGAGTGGATTTATTACCTGCGTAATCTACAGCAATTACACGCCAATACATATTAGCAACACTGGTAGTTACTGGTACTGGGAAATTACCAACAACAGTAATTCCCTGGCCCGCCGCGTCGAGAGTTCCAATTAAGGTAGTGCTTGATGCAGTAAAACCTGAAGTACTAGAGGCATGGACTTCAAGATATCTAACATCTGCCTCAAGATTTCCACCACCAGACTTTGTCATATTATGTGACACTTGAACAATTTGTGTATTGAAGGATACGGTTGGAATTGCTGGTGTTGATGGTGCTGTTGTGTCCTTGGCAGTTGTAATTGGGTATGTACCAGCATGAATCCATGCAGAATAACTTGATACATAACTGAATGCCGCAACGCTAACATAATACGCAGTGTTCGGTACAAGATTTGAAATAGTTGTATTGGTGCTATCTGCGGGAACACTGATGTATCGCCAGGTTACTTCGTCAGTACTGTATCGTACAACATAACCACCCAAGTTAGTACTTGATGATGCGGTCCAGCTTACATCAATATGGGAAGTACCAGCAGAATCGGAGGCACTAGTAACCACAATTGCTGAAGGTGCATTTGGTGGAGTTGTGTCAATTCCAGTTGTTGTTAATGCAGTTCCGGAAACAGAGCTGTATCCACTAGCCTGATTAAATACATCTAATTGACGAACTTTGAAATAATGGGTAACTACATCCAATATAGGAAATTGGAATTGGCTGCTGTAGGTTGTCGCAACTAAGTTTGATGGCCCAGGAGTAAATCCAGAAATTGTTGAGCTATATATTTCGTAGCGACTAAAATCATCTTCTACAGTATCATCCCAATCCAGGAAAATAGCACCGGGGATTCCAGTGGCAGTTAATCCAGTCAATCCCGCTGGAACAGAATTCGTAGCGGTTGCAGTAACGGCACTTGAAAGATTTCCCATAATGTCCCGAACCTTAACGGAAATCTGAACACTTGGTTGTGGTGTACCAAAAGAAGCAACATTTTGATCAAAGGTAAAATCAAATACTTCCTGCATAGAAATGAACTTCTTTGAAATACTGCTAGCTGTTACAGTAATTTCATAACCATTAAAATCCTTGAGCGGTTTACCATCAGAATCAGTTGTGGGCTTGGTCCATGTTCCATGAAAAGCAGTCTTATTAACTGTCCATGATAATGCGGAAACAGGGCTTGGTGCGGTGGTATCACTTATTGTGGTAACTCTAAATGAATTAGACCAAGGTGATTGTTTGCCATCTTTTCCTACACTTCTAGCTTGAAGTATGTATTTTGAGGCCGGATCTAACCCTTTTACTACTACATCCATCAGATATTAAGCTCCAACATATATTCAATATCCATTGATACCCCCGGCAATTTCCTCTGTGGGGTATCCAAAATAACATGTGACAGCAAATTCGCATTGATTGCTTCTGATTGACTAGATACGGTATAACGTAATGTATCTAGTGCAATTGTTGCGGAAGTGCCAGCAGCTTCTACTTCAAGTTGAGTTATATTTACCCATGAAGGTGCACCAGTAGCAGTAAATGAACTTACTGGCAATTTGCTAATATGGTAGCCATTTGAAGAGGCATATGATCCTTCAAAGTAATTTGAATCGTCTACTTTGAATCTAAGCTCCACTGAACTAACCCCGTTTGTATAATACGCAAAATCAAATGTCGCAGTAGCTGGCAAAATACTAAGATCACTAAATAATTCCATGTATCCTTTTGCACTTGAAAAAGAAGAATACTGTACGGATGTTGTCCCAACACGACTATGGGTTGCGTCTCTGGTTGAAGTTCCAACAGAGTCATTCCACACTGCATTTTCATCAAAGTTTACTAATACAATATTGCCAGCTCCAAATGCATTCTGAGCACCGGTATAGTTAATGGAGAAACATCCTAATTCATGAATCTCATAGCTATCTTTTGATGGGAGTGTTGCCTTAAAGAATATCTTTTCATTGACATAATCAACAATTACTGCATTTACATCGTTTCCGCTTATAGCGTATTCAAGGGCAGTATCATTAACTGTTGCAGCAGTATCTCCAATGCCAACAACAATAGATGAGGCAAATCCTGCTGACTTCCCCGCGACGGCATCGAGAATGCTGGCTTTACCGTTATTTGTAATTACGTTCTTGGCAACGAGCACCTTGCCGTCTTGTATCAGCTTATAGGTTCCCTGCATCTTTAGCCACCCTAATATCGTATTCTGTAATTCCTGGAATATCCTGAACATCAAGCACCAAATCTACCGTAACAGTTCCATCGTCAGCGATATTCACAATTTGACTCTTGACGCTCTTAATTGCTGGTGTCGGAGGGTTCTGGACAGTGTCATTTAGATTATCACCATAATTAGTGCCGCCGGTTGAAGGCTGAGTAGTAGTTGGTGCTGTCTCCGCAGCATCTTTTGATTTCGGAACGATCTCGGGAGCTGGTTGAGTTGATATAATTAAATCTCTTGGCGGTGCAAAATATCTATTTTGCTCTTTTTCAGCTACTGAAATAATTTGATCTGAGCGTACTTGGTCCATTTCATCTAATTATATCAACCAGAACAACCAGTGTCCACTTATGGAGTTACCCTACGTACTATAATGTTAAATGACAACCCTTCATTGTCATAGCTCAATTCCTTACCCGCGACAATATAATACCAATCAGGATTTATATTAGCGTTTTGGTAATGTACCTTGACATGATCACCAACTTCAAGGAAAAGACTAAGGAATGTTTGAAGTTCTAGAGTATCCATGCTATCACCCCAGTGATCGACAATCCATGCTCCCAATGCTTTTGCTTCGTCTTTTGTGAAAATCCAATCTGCATCAAGGTCTTCAGAAATTGTTCCATGTCGACGAATGCTCAACTCATTCTTTACCTCTTCTGTATCGCTACCCTTTTCTTCGAGTACATATCCATACATCAAAAGTGAATAATCAATGCTATTGCTTTCATCCAATTCCTCAGTACCATTAATAATCTCATCACGGTGCGAAGTGTTAACCAATGTGAAATAACCCTTAACTGGACTATATCTTTGGTTAATAACCTTTGAATGTGGATTGCTTGAATACACAGATACACCCTTTGCTGGTGCTGGATCAAAATCAACCTCAAAGTCTCGCACCTCATGAACAATTGAACCGAAATCTTCAAAGAAATAAGAGAGGTAGGTTGGGGTTGTGATGTTATGACTTAGATACTGAGTATTAAAGAATCTCTGAGGAGTGAAGAACATTTCATCCACTTTCGTTGATACGAATCCACCCTTAAGCAAATCATAATATGAACTTGGTGGTGGAATTGGCTCTGTGTCAATTCCATATGGATAATTACGCACCTTACTGTACTCAAAGCAAATAGAGATAGGGTTGGTAGCACTATACCTAATTCTTAACTGGCCCGGGATTTGCATAATATCGGCTAGTTGGTAGCTTAGTCTCTGTTCCTTCTTCAAGGTTATCGGAGTACTTCCAATTAGCTTCTTACTCTGTGATCTATCATAACTAATAACTTCAAAATCTATAAGTGATGCGTCAGCACCAAATGTTGATAGACTGATTACTCCGTCACCCTCCCAGTCATTTCCAATCGGAAGAGTAATAGACTCATATAGATTCGTTCCCGCGTCAAGAGTTAGATTATATGCATCAAAAAGCTCGTTATCTCCATAAATTGCCCTACCTGTTGTGCTAGTGGTAGATCCATACAGATATTCGAAATCTACAATGGTAGTATCACGTGCACCAATACCTATAAGACTTGTTGGTCTAATACTGTCACTTTGACCTGGATAGAATGTATCCATGAAAGCACCATCAACATAAATCTCAATTGCTGATCTTGCTCCATAGAATCCACCACCTTCAAGGTTCTCTCCGGCTCCATCTCGATAAACAATGTCAATGTCGTACCACTTGTCATAGTCAATCTTAATTTTTCCTTCATTACCACCGACCTGGCCACCACTCCAAACCCTACTCAATGAATCACCATTTTTATATTGAACGGTAATTTCATTTACTGCTCTGTTTTTTGATTCTACATATTCGGTACTGAAAATATTAATTAGATAACAGCGATTAGCATTAAAGATCTCAGTTGTGGATGGGTTATTATTATCATAACCAGTCAAGTTTGTTGGATATAGGACTATAACTGCTTGACCTTTCGTATTACTACGAATCTTCAAGCGTGTTCCAAATTCACGGTATTCCGTATCACCCATGTCAATTGTTGCAATTGTTGCATGTGATGGATGATCAGGTGCACTGTTATGACTTAAATTGTCCACAGTCAAAATACTATTTGAAACAGTTACACGAGACTGGCACTCAGTCCAGTTAATCTTTTTATCCCAATCCCTAAGATTATTATAGTTGTACTGATTACCTCCAGGAGTCCAGTATTTTCCAGGGAACCCCCACGAATTACTTTTCTGACACCACATATCCATGGTATACCATCCGTACTTCTGATTTGTTCTGTGGACTTTTCGCTGTCCAGAATCATCAGCATCACGTTTACTTACATGGATACGACCAATATATCTATTCTGGTAAATTGGATTAGTGCTTACTCCACCCTGAATACCGCCAAGAGTGTAGGAATTATAACTATATCTATCCCATTGCTTTCTTTCATCTTCGTTGTGAACGAGATTCTCTCGATAGATCGGTGTTCCATTGGTCCATTCCCACCAGCCGTATGCCTTTCCATCAAATTCGATAAGTTCGCCGTCGATATTTACCTTGCCCTTAAATGGCCATGTTGCAGCCTTTTCCGGAGATACCCAAATATCAGCAGCATCAAAGTATCCAGTTGGATACAAAATAACTCTATCGATGTACCAGGTTTGTGTTGGTGTGCCACGCAAAGTTGGCATAACAGTCGCAAATTTAGCATCATCATTTGGAGCTACAAATGTGGTAACAACTTCCTGCCAGCTACCCGCAGGAACACTTACCCACTCATCAGATCTAGAAATTAGATTGTTGTCTGCATCCCACCATCTCACAGTCATTGAGAAGTTATTTGGCGCAACAGTATTTAACCAAACTCTTGCAGTGGTACTCAAACTCTTATCAGTTGGAACATTTACTCTAGTCGATTCAATACTTACTTGAGCAGCTATACCATTGGGAACGATCTTTCCTGAATAATATGCTTCGTAGGCATGATCCATTGATTGAGTCAAGGTACAGTTATATGCCGCCCAGTCGTGCATTCCGTTAATGGCATCGTATCCTTCAAAGCTAAAGTTTCCAATTCCGGAGCCATTATCAATATACATATTTCTTACAAGTGGGGCCGCACGCAAAACAACAGTATCCTCGGCCTGCCAAATTTGAGAAGTTAGTGGCTGTTCTCTAATATCAGCAGCGTCAGTCTTAGCCTCACGCTTTGTATATTTGATGTTTACCTTATTGATCTGAATTGCATACTTTTTCTTCAAAGTAATAATATCAGCTAGATCTAATCCTTCTTTTTCCCCCTTGAGAATCCAATCTGGCTCTTCTCCGGCTACTGGAATAATATCATTCCTAGTTAAAAGTCTAATGAATCCATCATCATCTACAAAAAGGGCAGCCTGATGTGATTTCATCAAACTATCTAGTGCTTCAAATACCTTTTGCGTACCATCTGTCCAAAAATACTTAACGTTATTAGTAACATCAAAATCATTAAATTCAAATCGATAAGCATCAACACCAACCATATCTAAAATGGTTGAAACAATCCTGGCAATCGATTGGCCTTCAATAAGAAGAGCGGGACAGTTAATTGTTTGTAGAATCTTGAAGATATCGAAAAGTTCTACTTGGTATTCGTACTCATTAACCTGCTGGAAGTCATTGGCGTACATTGTTCCAGTACGCATTAGATAATTTGATGACCCGCCCCATTCGGACAAGTCAAAACTTACATAGGTTCTATATTGACACCAGCCAACCAATGCTCCGTAGAAATCAGAAGTAGGATCTTCACCGTTTAAAGCAAGGTCATCATTGTTAAACGTAATACGACCATCATTGGCAGACATTCTACCTACTGGATACAAGTAAGACTCATCATCCATTGAAGTACTGATGTTGTACTCTTGAACGCGAGGTGTCATATCAATTTCTCTACGACCGGATACTTCAATTACTTGCAAGCGCTTGTTTGGCTCGGTAAGACTACGAACCTCCATTTTAATCTTAGAGATTTTTCTGTAAACAGTTTGATTTAGTTGCTGAGTGCTAACCCAAGCAGCCCCATCCCACCACACCTGTGCTTTTCCTGTAATAGGATCGATAGTAGGGTTATTAATTTCTACCCAATCATTAGCTGTCTGCTCAAAAACCCAAATACTCCAGTCCGCCGGGGTTGGTCCGAGGTTAAACGTAACAGAAAGCTTGTTCATGTTGAGGAAATTACCATAATCAAGCAACAAAGTTCCACGAGACACCGCATAATCAGTGATAATATTAAATCCAAGGTCACTATCATTTGGAGTTGGAGAACTTGGTGTAGGACAAATCCAATACTTGTAGTTATTAAGCTCATCAATAGTGTAATAACGATTGGCATCTAGTCCAAGTGTAGATGCATCAGTTAAAGCCTCGTCGGTGATTCCATAGAACACACCTGTACTTGGCCTAAGTTGATCCGCAACTGATTTGGCTGGAAATAGATCTTTATTCAAAACCCATCCGGTATCGTCTGGATCATTAACTGGAGATACGTCAAAAAGGCTATTGTAGTTCCATTCTGCAATAACCCTTAGACTTCCTGGCACTGCGTATCCACGCAATATGGCAGTTTCAAAGAAACTGTCAATATCTTTCATTACACTTCCTCATAGGTAACATCAATATCGTATAGATCAGTGTACTTCCCGCGCTTTTTCAGCTGCCATGAGAAGTCATCGTACATGCACAAAACATCTTCATGAGTACCATCACCATAGGACAGTCTCAAAGTAAACTCACCAAAAGTAACGGTATGATGATTTATTAAGGATTGTGCTCCCCAAAAACCATCAACAGTTTGATTGTCTCTTACTGGTAAGTAGCTCCAAGATGTCTTGAACTTACGCTTTTGAGCAACAACAAAAGTGCGCATAGTTCCATCAGCCATACGTTTACGATTCTCAATACGATCTTGGCTGATGGAAATCGAAGATCTGTTATGATCTGAGAGTCGATTTCCATTAATTGCCAACCCAGCATCGACGGGAAGAACTAGAATATTTGGCATTACTTCCTCAATCCTCTCTTCTTATCCGCTCTAATGTGAGTTTCTTCAATTACTTCCTTAATGGTTGTCTTAAGTTCCTTGGCTGACAATCCTGATCCATCAATATTAATATCATAATTGTATGTGTTAGACATTGGATTGTCAAAGCTTGTGCCACTCATTGCTGGAATTGAGAAGTCGCGTAGAACATCCTTAAATCCATCATAACTGTAATTAGCATTCTCCAATGCTCGCACGACTGCTCGGGTTGTACCATTTGTAAGAACAGTCTCAACCATGTTGGTTCCGTTATACATATTGGTAAATCCAGGCATTAGATCTCCACCACCATCGTACCAGTGGTGAGTTTGCCAGAACGCCTTAGCTCCTAGTGGATTACCATAACGTGCTGCAATGTAGCGCATACCGGCTTCAGCCTGCAAGCGAGGATCAGAAGTCTTTGGAATTCCATATCCAGCCCAAGTTGAATTCAAGAATTGGAATAGACCGTATGCTGTTGAGGTTGGGTTTTGTGCATTTGGATTCCAACTTGATTCGTGTGAAATAAGCCAATCAAGGGCCTCCCACATCATTCCACCACCCCAACCACGAGTAGCAGCTACCTGCTGAACAATTGCACGAACACCAGACATTCCTTCAGAACCACCGGTTCCTGTCCAACTACCAGAAGCAATATTTTCTGGTGGAATGTGGAATAGCATAGTGAACTGTCTATCACGAGCACCATGAGCATCCTTTGCATAGCGTACATGATTTCCTGTTGATTCCACATTAACACCATTCAAGGTACCAGCAGTGTGACCCGGATTACCATGCTTAACACCAATTTCAAATGGTCCTCCTCCACCAGGAACGAATGGTCCAAATGGTACACCAGGAGTAACCTGTCCAGTTGCAAAGACACGCTTGTAAGGATTTCCTGCTCCAGTCAATACGTTAGCAATAGCAGACATATAACCTGAACAGTCATAACCTACGGGACCAGCGGAACCCCAAATATATGGCTTACCATCCTGAGCCTTAGCGAAGTCAATTGCATCCATTAACCCCGCCTGCATGTATCCAAGAGCGTAAGCAATATTTGAGTTCTGAGAAGCATAGTAACTACCAATGCTATTAACGGCCATTTGAGTCATATATGAACCCATGGTGGCAGCAATCATACCACCAATACCGGCGATGTTGGCACCTGGATCGAATGACCTTGGATTACCCGCGTTAATTCTATTTAGGTTTTGAGTACCAATACGCTGTACTGCATCCTTGTTAATAACGAATTCACCGCGTTGAAGAATCATTGGAATTTCGCTTGACTGCAATGCACCACTAAGTCCATTACGTGAACCAGGAGAATCATCAACTGGACCACCAGCGTGTCGGAATGCAAATCCACCAGCAGGTCCATGAGCAGGCGCAAATGTGGTTCCATTTGCACTGTTCTGCCATTTTGGAGTTGCACTAGGTGGAGTCCAACCGGCAGGAGGATTACCTGTACGCAATAGGTTCATGAAGTCTTGCAAGCTCAACCCAAAGGCACCCTGAGAAATGGCACCTGCTACCTGGGCACCAAAAGCAGCCCAGTTGGCATCGCTAGACATTTGCTGACGTGCAATATCTACGTTATTCTGCAAAGCATTACCAACAATTTGACCCCAGATACTACCTGCACCCTGCAATCCCAAACCAAACTGACCATATGCCGCACCAACACGATTGATGTGGTCATTCAATTGCTGTTCATTTTGTGGAATGAAAGCCTTTAGGGTAGCAAGCTGAATATCTAGAGTACGACGCTGTAATTCTTGCTTCTTGCGCTCTGTAGTTTCAGCGGCCTGCTGTTGCTGGTTAAGGCTATCAAGATGAGCCTGCATACGCTCACGCTCAATTTCCTTTGAAGCCTCCATTGAACGACGCTCCGCCTCACGTTGCTTTTCGAGAGACTTGGTTGTGGCATCTTCTTCTTCCTTAAGAGCATCAAGCTTAGCCTGCTTCTGCTTATTGACAAGTTCCTTGGTAGATTCAAGCTGCTTGATCTGCTTATCATTCATCTTAGACTTCTCGTCAGCCCTATCTTGAGCAGCCTGATCGGAATCGTCAATTGCCCAACCGACAGTCAAAGATTCAGTGTTATTCTGAACACGAGCAGCTTCATCTAGATTTCCACTGTAAAGAGCCCTGTTATAGTCAATATTTCTATTAGCCAACTCAGCCATACGCTCAATACGCTTCTTTTCAGCATCGAATGACTTTTGACGCTGCTTTTCTAGTTCATCTTCAGCTTCCTGCTGTGCCTGGATTGCTTCAATTTGAGCGTCAATACCATCAAGCTGAGCCTGAGCTTCATTTTCAATAGCCTTTTGACGATCATCGAAAGATTTCTTACTTGCATCCATAACTTCATCCCAGTGGTCAGACCATGCTTGTTGCTTTGCCTGGTAATTCTTGTCAAACTGGTCAATAGAAGCTTGAACTGCCTTCTTCTTCTTTTCGAAGCCTGCTGAAATATTATCTAGACGTTGTTGCCAAATCTCCGCTGCGCTGTCTGAGTAAGACTGATAGATTTGATCCATGGTTCCAGAGTAAATGCCCTTCACGCGATCAGTAAGTGCCTTAGCCTGATCTGTTGAAGTAGTACCAAGCATCTGCTGCGCCAACCCGCCGAATCCTGAACCTTGATCAGTTCCTGGATTTGCCTGCTCTTGCCAGAAATCATCTGCTGCGCTGGCAGCATCCTTTAGAGCTGGAATAAATGCTTGAAGAGCCTTAGCATTTTCCTGGATCTTCTTAGTTGCATCGGCAGTAGATTGTGCATAACCATTAGTTGAAAGCTTAGCAGCATCCAGGCCAAAAATTGTAGCGTAGGTCTGTGCAAGCTTTTGCTTTTCTGCATCTGTTAGAGCATTACCAGATGAGGCAGCATTATTAACCGCCTTATTATATGCTTCCTGAACCTGAGTAGCAGTAAAGTTGGCATTTGAAAGAAGAGGAACAATATCTTTCATGCTATTGATCTTATTGATCTGTTCATCACTCAAATGCATTGCCTGACCAATAGCACGAGCTAGGTCAAGTTCAGCATTTGTCATCTTAGCTAGATCTTGGGCATTTGAGATAAAGTTTGTATCTTTTCCTTCATTACGCATCTTTGGAGCGTCTACAAAGTATCGATGATTCTTATCGTCATAGGTGAGCATTGACTTAATAGCATCTTGGTAGCTTCCCGCGAATTGCTGAGGAGCCTTCTGCTTGAGAGCTTCGAATGATTGCTTTGTAATATCTCCAATACTATCGGCCATCTGTTGAACAGCTACCTTACGATCAACACCATCAAGGTTGGCGAATCTATCAACAATTGTTTGAGCTTCACGCTGAATATCCGGCATGAACTTTGAAGAGAATTCTGTAGCCATGCTGTACTGATCGCCCTGGTGCGCGTAACTAAATCCTTGACGATCATTCAAAGCCTTTGAATAAATATCCTTGAATCGTGAAGCTGAATCCTTGGCAAAGGCATCAAGATCACCCTTGGCATTATCAAATTGCAAGCGCACCTTTATTTGAGCCCAAATGTCATCCTGTTCTTTCAATGACTTTCCGGCAGCAGTCAAAGCAGCACGCAAAGACTTTTCAATTTCGGTAGCATTAAAACCTTGACCTTGCATACGGAATACTTCGTTCATTGCGTTACCGAACAAGTCAGTTCCACTAGATTCACGCAATGACTTCAAAAGTGCTTGAGTCTTTGGATCTTCAGAAGCACGTAGTGAGTTAGCAAGTGAATCAACAGTATCCTTAACCTGTCCAGAAGCATCCTTAATCTGACCCCATTGAATACGAGACTTACCCAACAGGGTAACCCATACATCAGTAGAGTTGTTTAGGTTATTCTGATATTCACGCTGCTCCTGCTGCTTTGCTGTAATAATAGAGAATAGGGCTGTCACACCAGCGATACCAGCACCAATTGCCAATCCTACTGGTCCAAACAGTTTGCTTACCATGCCACCAATACCAGAAGTAAGACCCTTTAATTTACCACCTACACCACCGCTGGACCCGAGCATGTTTTCAATAATCTTCATACCCTTAACTTTATTACCAATGGTGCTTAGGAGTGGGCCAATTGTTGTCAATCCAATTGCAGCCAAGCTAATGTAATTCATCCACTTCTCAAATGAAGATCCGGAATCGGCAGCCATTCCGGCAATTCCTGTTACAGTAGCAAGACCAAATCCAACATTCTGGTTAAATACCTTCTGGAATTTTCCAGCCTTTTCAACATTATCTGCGACATTGTTAGTTGCAACAGCTACGCTGTTCCAACCTTCCTTTAGAGCTTTCTGATCATCCTTACTTGCAAATCCGCCGAATTTTCCAGTTTCAGTATCAAACTTTTGCCATCTTCCAGCAGCGTCTTGCTTGAATGATCTGCCAGCAGCAGTCACAACTTGTGCTTCGTTATTTCCAGCGGCTACAGCAGCAGCGCGTACGGCCATTGCCTGTTCCTTGAGTGATGCACTCATGGCAGCAGTTTCAGCATTAATTGCAGCAGTAACAGCACTCTTTCGCTCATTAATTGCTGCTGTAAGCTTTGCTTGCTGAGCTTCAATTTCTTCATTAAGCTTGTTGAATTGCTCACGACCTGAAGGTGAACGGAAAATCATTCCTCCGGCAAATGAAGACGACTTTGTAACCTTACTTGGATCATTCAACAATTTGGTACGTTGAGCATCAAGTTCGGCAACACGTGCGGCGGCGTCCTTTTCTGCCTTCATCGCATCGTCGCGTCTCTTCTTGAGCGCATCAAAATCTGTGTAGGCACCCTTGGTAATCATACTCTGTGCAGCAGCAGCATTCATACCTGTATAGGCAGCCTGTAATTTATCTAGATTATAAATCAAAAGCTGAGTAGTTTGAGCCTGTGTGAGCATAGCTCCATTTAGAGCTTTTGATTGAAGTTCCGCAGCTTTTTCTTCAAGAGTCATGGTCTTATAACCCTTACCGATAGACATGAACCAGGCCCCGGCCTTCATTACAGAACCAACAAGGTTACCAACCAAACCAACAATCATTAACAGTGGTCCGGCGAGCGCGGTCATCCCGCCCAGAATCAATGCAGCCCACTTAAGTGGTTCAGGAAGCTTATTAAAGAAATCCATAACGCCACTAAATCCCTTAATAATCTTAGTGGCGAGCTGAATTGCAAACTGACCAAATGCCTGCAATTGAGCCTTAAATGATTCTACAGCAATGGTAAATTGACCAGAAGCTGAATGTGTTAGTGCCTCTTCGTGCTTTCTTGCAATAGCTGCTAGTTCTGCATCAGTCTTCTGACTTAATGCCTTTGCTGCGTTTACCGCACCATTTTTATCCTGAAGACCCTGTAGCAAACCAGTAATACGTGATGACTGGTAAATACCTACTACCTTAGAAATTACTCTTTGCTGATCTTCAAGAGCAATATTACCACCCATAATTGCATCTGATAATGCTTGGAATACCTGTAGTGGATCACCTTTAGCTTTCTTAACCAATTCATCCAAATCCTGGCCAGTTTGCTGTAGGAATGTTTTCTTTGCTGGCTCGGTTGGATTAAGAATACGGTTCATAGCTGTCTTGATGGCGTTAGCACCTTCAACAGTAGAAATACCACGTTCCTTGAACGCAGTAAGCAAAGTAGTTGTATCCTTTAGGGTACCACCTAGCTGAGCAACCATAGCACCAGCAATAGGGATAGAGTCAACCAAATCTTGCAAGTTGGTTGGGGTTGCAGCTTCAACAGCGTTCAGGTAGTTAACTGATTTAGCTACATCCTCTGTAGACATTTTCCAAATAGACTGCATTGAAATAACAGCCTTGATTGATTCCGCCTGGTCAATGTTACCTAGAGCTGAAAGTCTTTGAGCTTCTGTGGTAAGCTGCATCATTTCTTGACCTTGCTTACCGGCAGCAGCTAGTTCACCCATTACATCAAGGCTGGACTTTACTGAAACACCAAGACGCTTTGTGATATCCATGGAAACCTGCATTGCGTTGTCACGAAGACCCTTGGTTGACCCATCGTATACCTTTTCAATGTGAACCATCGCCTTATCGACGTCAAGAGCATATTTTCCTGCCGCCGCAGCAGCCATAGTAAATGGAACTGTCAAACCAACGCTAAGCTGTCTACCAGCCCACTGAGTATTCTTACCCCAGTCTTGAATCTTTGTTCCTAAACCACTTAGAATATCTCCATAAGCTTGAGATACACGATTTAGTTTTTCAATTGATGTTACAGAACTTTCAATAGATGCTGAGCTTGGAACAGACATGGCATGAATACCATTACCCATTGGGGTTGAGGTAGAACGAGCAATTCTTGCTTGCTGGTCCGCGATTTGCTGCGCACCAGTCTTCCATGCATCAATATACTGAGAAACAGAAAGCTTACCAGCCTTGATCTTACTGGTAAGCAAATCTGCCTGGCGAAGACCTTCATCCCACTGAAATTTAGGGGCAGCGATCTTTCTTAGCTCATTAGAAATGGCAGCAAAATTGGCACCGTTAAGTGAGCCTACTTGCTTCTCTAGCTTATTAACGGATTTTGACAATGCTTCCGCAGCAGCCATTGCCTGTGCGGTATTAGCGGTGACATCAAAATTAATGCCAATATTTGCTGATGTTATTCTACTCAGTCCTCATCTTCATCAATTATATTAATCAAACCATCAAGTTCGATCTCTTCTTCGTTTATACCAAGTACCTTTGCTTCTGCGCGGCGCTTAATATCTTCGAATTCGGTGTTGGTAGCTCCCTCATCCAAATCAATGCCCTTAAGAGCGGCAGTGAATTTGCGATCCTGATGTACTACTTCGTGCGCCTTTTCGTACATCTTGATTACCTCTTCCCTGGTTAAATGTTCTTCTAGATCATCAAAGTTTTTATATGCTCCAGGATAGCGATAGAGGAGTTCCGCTTCCAATTCGATTAGCTCATCCCAGCCGCCATCGCCGCCTGAAGATTTGGGTCCCCAAGCTTCACCCCACCGGCAACTTCAAGGATATAGGTGATTGTAGGATAATCGACATAATCAGCAACCTTATCAGGATCTGATAGTTTTGGTTCGAATGTTTCCATACAAAAAGCGACTGCATTAATTAGAACATCGAGAAATTCTGTTCTTTCCTCAACAGGAACTTCGTCTTCAGCTTCACGCTGTTGAGTATTTAGAATTTCGGCTAGCTTACGAAACTTCTTAATGGTAAGGGGGTGAATCTTGATAGGAATCTGTTTTCCTTCTTTATCTTCCCAGCCTTGCAAAAAGATGCTTTCTTCGTCGTAAACCTTTTTTGTCATTTATTAAATACCTTTCATGTACTGTCATAATTTTAACATATTGTAATGGGCAAAGCAAAAAGGCTCGAACCGAAGTTCGAGCCCCTTGCATAAAGCGACTATCAAGCAATTGCTGTAATAACACGGTCGCGAATGGTTCCATACTCAGCACCTGAAACAGTACTTGGAAGCAAACGGAATGTTACTGGGAACAATGTAGCTTCGTTACGCTTTAGGGAGTGAGTGGTAGCTTCAACGCTAAGAGCACGACGTACGTGGTAAATACGCTCACGCTTCTTGTTATCCTCTGCTGGAGTGGTTGGATTGTAGGTACGTGGTGAGTTACCAACGAATACAATCTGACGTTCAACAGGCTCAATACCAAGAGCACCAGCTTCAATACCAAGAACTTCTTCCTGCTTTGGTACAGAGACACCATCAAAGTCCTTTGTTACGTCACGAGAAACACCGGTAACATCATCAATGTTAACTGGTGCGGCTCCGTAACGACGACGTGAAGAGCCTCCCTGTGCCCAAACAACCATGAGGTTTTCAAGAGTAGCTTCAGCGAAGGTAGTCTTAACTGTCGCGGTCATCTTCTGCTTGAATAGCTTAGCAGCATCAAGTAGCTGGTCAACTTCTACTTCACCGTAGTCAGGAGTATATGCGAATTCCACACCATCAGATGTGTATCCAGTTGAGCGCCAGTTGTTAGCGTCGGCATCTAGACTACCAGTAAAAGGAGTACCGCTAGTACTTGCTGGCAATGCAACAGAGTTCCAACCAGGACTGGTTGAGTCCGCAGCAGAAAGGTAAACCGCAGCAGCACCAATGATAATGTTACGATCCTTAAAATTAGGCATTTTTATTTTTCACCTCCGTTAAATTTGAGTTATAGGTACAGCGTCTTCTTCCGTTTATTATTATTCCAGTGGAGGTGTTATTAAGCAAATTAAATGCGCATTCCAAGACCATAATCATTATTTCCCCAGTCATCTGCTCTTCCCGGACCCTCAAAGGTTGCTGCATAATCAATGACAATCATTGAACTATATAATCCACCTTCTTCTCTGGCGGGAAATGGACCGGCGATAGAATCTATACAAATATATTTGAAATCGAATGGATATACATCATCATGTCTGAAGAAATAGTTGGCATCATAAGCAGACCAATCTTCACG